ATGCGCGCGGCCATCTACGTCCGGCTGTCACGGGACACCGACGAGAGTACGTCCCCAGAGCGTCAGCGGGCGGCGTGCGAGGCCATATGTGAGGCACGCGGTTGGGAAGTCGTTGCGGTCGAGGAGGACATCGATGTGAGCGGGTTCTCCCGCGGCCTGGAACGTCCGGGACTCCAGAGAATCTTGGCCCGCCTGGCCGACCTTGATGTGGTGGTGTTTTTCAAGATCGACAGGCTTGCGCGGTCGACCGTCGACTTCGCCGAGATCATGCAAATCGCGGAGACGCAGTCGGTTGCACTGGCCTCGGCGCAAGAGCCTCTGGACCTCACCTCCTCGATGGGGCGGGCAATGGCGCGGGTGATCGCTGTTTTTGCTGAGTTGGAGTCCGACACCATCGGGTCCCGAGTGTCCAATGCGCACGAGCATCTGCGCCGTGAAGGACGTTGGACTGGTGGGCGAGTCCCGTACGGGTACCGGGTTGTTCCCAACCCGAACGGTGCTGGGCGGGTGTTGGAGATCAACCCTGACGAAGAGAAGGTCGTTCACGGGATCGTTGATCGAGTCCTGGCTAAAGAATCGCTCATGAAGATCGCCACGGATCTGACCAAGGCGGGTGTGGTTTCGCCTGGGCACCGCTCACGTCAGCCGAACGGCAAACGGAGTGATTCGGAGCGGTGGTATACGACCACGCTGCGGAGCTTGTTGACGAACCCCCAGTTACTTGGCCAGGTGATCGAAGACGGTAAGCCCATCTTGCGGACAGACGGGCTGCCGCTAGTGACACGTCCTCCGATCCTGGACATGCGCACTTGGCATGCCCTCCAGGATGAGTTGACACGGAGGAGTGACCGCAGTGAGCGGCGGCGCGAGGGGACAGCGTTACTGCGGGGAGTCTTGTTCTGTTCGTTGTGCAGTGGGCGCATGTATACCTACGTGGCGGGCGGGCGCACTCGATACCGTTGCATTGGTCGGTTGAAGCAGCGACAGGCTGGCCAGGACGTGGATTGCTACGGACCGAGCGTCGCGGCAGAGGCGCTGGAAGCGCATGTGGCCAAGGAATTCCTCCGTGGGATCGGTCACATGCCGGTGGTGAAGATCGAAAAGAAGGTCGCTGAAGATTTCCGGCCTCAGATCCGACAGGCTGAGGAAGCGCTGAAAGACCTAGAGGCTGACCGATACGAGCGCGGCCTCTTCAAGGGCGAGGACGGTGCTCACCGGTACGCAGCGCAGTACGCCAAGCTGGAAGAGCGGCTGTCCAGCCTTAAAGCGAGGCAGAGTGATGCAGCTCCCGGCGGCGTTGAAGAGATTCCAACCGGCAAGACGCACGCCGAGCTGTGGGACGATTCAGACACTGCTGGTCGGCGAGACCTCTTGCTGAACGCCGGAACGTTCGTCGAGGTGGCGCCTGCCCAACGCGGCGGAAAGAAGCTCGACCCATCGCGCATCTCGGTCTACTTTGGACCCGAAGGCTTTATCCGCCGAGCTGAGGCGGAAGGCAAAGACCCCGAGTCCGCCACCCTGATGTTGATTGATTCTGATTTCAACTAGCGCTCGCCGCTGGGCACAAAGAGTAATTGCCAGGCAATGTAAGGCCCTTCCGGGGGAGCAAGTGCTACGGCTGCGTCCGTAACACTTCGCCTTGGTTGTAACGGATGTTCATGCCTGTGTGCTGCACTGTTGCGCCGGTTACGGCTGTTACGGCCGAGCTGGGCGCGCCCGCCTCGAAGTGGCCGATGATCACCTTTTCGTAATTCTGGCGCGCGCTCGCCTTCGGGCTACTTCCTAATTCTCACTTTACAAATTGATATGATTTTGGTAGTTCAATTGTGAAGGTTCGCGATGAGCAAGCTCCCTCTTGACCCGCCCTGCACGCCGCTAGCGATGGCATGGGCGAAGGGAGAGGCAAAAGCCTCTTCCTTCGTCCTGGGCAGCTAGGCAACGCTATGGTATGACGCTTGTAATTGCACTTATCGGACTCGCGCTAAGTTTGATATCGCTTGGCTGGCAGATCTGGTCTTGGCTACACAACGGCCCCTGGGTACAGGTCACGTCGCAACATGCATACGCTGCGGAAATCGGTGGAGCCGTAGGGCCGCACCTGATCGCAGTGCGCGCAATAAACAAGGGCAGGGCAGCAACGACGGTAACCGGCTTCGGACTTCGGAGTCCCAGCGGGGGAACGATCGTCTCGCCGAACCAGCCGATGCAAACACACTCCCTTCCGCATCGCCTCGAACCACACTCCGACGCGACCTTCTACATGCTCGGCTCCAGCGTGAAGGAAACCCTCCAGGAGCAGAAGATCAGGCCATCGGACGTACGGCCGTACGTGACGCTTGGCAGCGGCAAGTCGGCTCGTGGGAAGCCGGTGAATTGGTGAGAAAGCCCGACCCCTCATTTAACTAGGAGGCGTTCGCTCTTACGCCCCCGTAACAAGCGTAACTGGCGTAACAGTGCAGGTCACAGCCTTGAAGGCCCGAAACGATCCTTCAGTGTCGTTACGGCGCGCGCACGAGAAGCCCAATTTGTGATCTGGGTCATATGCGGCTTCGTGCCCAGTTCGGGGACTCCAGCACCCACTACAAGGGCGAGGGCCATTTCCCGCCCGTCTGCCGGGGTCGACCTGCACGCGCCCGTGCCCCGCGTGCTTCCCCCCGGCCTCTCGCCGCGCCGTCCCGTAAAGCGCTCCACGTCGCGTCTCCATGCCGCGTGGTCGGTTGACGGCGCGGCGTCTCTACGTGGGCACCTTCCAAACCTTCGAGGGAAGGGAAATGGTCGCAGGCAACAGCAACCCCAAGTGGCGGACTGGCTGCGTGTTCGAGGACCCGAGCGCAGTGTTGCCCTACCTCTACCGATCAACAGCGGGTGAAGTCCGGCGTCTGGCGGCCACGATGAGCCGCCGGATCGAGATCGAACGCGGTGCCGTGCACCCGACACCGGTCGACATGACCGCCGAGCAACTGTCCGCCTTCGAGCCGCGACCGATGACCGTCGCGGAGTACGCAGCCCGCATTGGCGATGTCCGGGCTCTGCTAGATCGTGCAGACGAGCTCGCCGCGATCGCTGAACAGACAGAGGAGTGGGAGTTCGGGCATGACCACCGAACGACCCCGACTCCTTGACCAGACTCCACCACGTGCCCGCAGCGATAGCGGCGAGCCCTGCCCGTGGGGCAGGGCTAGGGGATGCCCATGCGCGTCGCCGCGGATCCCTCGGGCGTTTCTATCGCTGCGCGACGTGGTGACCCGCCGCGTGTCTGAGCAGGCAGACAAGACCACACCGGTCTTTGGGTTCGATTCCCTGCGTGAGCGCTCGGGCATCTCGCTACCCCCAGAAGGCACGTCTTCTTACGGCGCCTCGCGAGATGCCCCGGCCTGGTTGACGGGGCGTTCTCACGACTGATCACCGCGAGTCCCCGGCCCAGGCCCTCAACTTCCGCGCACCTGAACCGCCGGCACCCGTTCGCCGGCGGGCGTCTCCAGGCCCGCGCAGCCCGTGCGACCTGACAACTGAATACGGCACGAAATCAACGTCACAGGAGGCATGAACCATGACCGCCGAGGACAGCGACAGCAAGGACCGCACGACCTCGGGCAGCAGCTCCGACAGCGACTCGGGCTCCTCGTCCCGGTCGCGAAGCGGGAGCAGTGACCGCTCCGGCTCCTCGTCTTCCCACAAGCGCAGCAGCGGCAGCGACTCGGGCTCTTCGTCGGGCAAGCGCGGCAGCGACAGCGATTCGGACTCCGGCTCGTCTTCGCGGAAGCGCGACAGTGACTCGGACTCGCGTGACCGCGACTCCGGCTCGTCCTCCAGGAAGCGGCGCGACTCTGACTCGGACTCCGACTCCTCGTCGCGCAAGCGCAGCAGCTCGGGCTCGAAGAGCGGTAGCGATTCCGACAGCGACTCCAGCTCCGGCCGCAGGAACACCAGTGACCGCAGCTCCGGTTCGGACGACTGAGTTCCCGGCAAAAGTAAAACGGCCCGGCAAACATCCGTAGCGGATGCTGCCGGGCCGTTCGCCTCAGCTTCTCGCACGTCCTACTGGAGACGTACCGGCGGGCCGCACTGGCGGTTGCCCATCGTCTTGCAGTCCCATCCGGCGTCGTCCTCTTCGATCCGGCCGGGGTGGTGCGCGCTGGGCGCAGGCACGATTGTGGTCTGACTTCCGATCGGTCGCTCAGCCAGTGCAGCGCCCACAAGTAGGACGAGAACGACGCTTGCAATCCACGCTTTGATCATCACGCCCAATTCCCGGTGACCTCTGCGCTGTAGTGCTCGTACCCGCGCTTTACGAGCTCGTCGAAGTCCAGCGATAGCGCATCGCACAAGTGCAAGAGGTCGGCGAGTAGGTCCGCGACGACGAGGTCGATGTTCTCGCCGTGCAGGCGAGTCGTCTCGGTGAAGGCTTCTAACGCCGGGACGGCGAAACCGGCACGCCGCGAGTTGTCGTGGACGTGGTCCTCGGGCGAGTTTCCGTAAAGCATGTCGCCTTCGCCGTCGAAATCGATCTCGGCCAGGTCTTCAACTGACTCGGCATCGATGCGCTCGGCCGGAAACCGGTCGACCGTCGACAAGGGCTCAGGGCTGTAAGCAAGCTCCCAGTCGTACATGCTGGGGCCAAGCCACGTGATCGGCCGCCCACAGTCCTTGCAGCGATCGCCCTTGTCCGGCATGTCATCCGGGCGGTGGGCTCCCCCCGAGCTCTGGCACAGGGGCTCGGTCTGCTCCGTGGCGCTGACAGTTGTGTTTTCGGACATTGGTGTTCTCCAATTCGTTAGGGCACCGCAACGCTCAGGCCCTAAGAACCTGAGCGCCACGGCATGTCTCAACGGCCGACAGGGAACGACTCCGCATCGGAGTCCGGCGCCGCGACCTCGAACTGAACGCGGGAGAGCATGAACGAGGAAAAGCGGCGGTGGCCGGTGCTCTGGACGTGGTCCTTCTCCCAGCTGTTGCCGTCCTCAGCCGTGAAGACCCACGACGAAAACTGCCCGCACTCCAGGCAATCCGTCCGCAGCCACGACGCGTGCGGCCACTCCGTTGGTGCCTGCTGGAGGTTCGGGACGGTCAGGAGAAAGCCGACTGGTGAGACACGCCGGTCTTGTAACCAGGATGGCAACCCCGGCGGCTCTGGCTGGAGATCTGGAAACAGATCGATCTGTCCTGGTTGTGGGTGCGCGTTGATATGCTTCGATTCAGCCATTGGAACCTATCTCCGATGGTCAGCGAGTCGCCCTGGTCCTTGCCCGAGGCAGGGCGGCTCGCGCGTACAGATCTGATGCGCCCCTCTCTGCGGCGCGGTCCCTCCGGTGTCCGTTGGGACACCGCAACGCTCAGGCCGAGACCTGAGCATCACGGCGTGTCTCAACGGCTCAGGAGTCGATGCGGTACACGAACACCCGCGCGCCGATGTGCATTGCGTCGAACCACTGCAAGGCGACCCACACGTGCGCCCAGTTGAACGACAGCCGGAGGTAGTCAGGTAGTGCCTTGATCGCCTCCCCGTCGACCTCCAGACAGTATTCCGCTGCGAAATTCTCCTCGGACTCGTAAATTCCTTGCCCGTTTTCCTTGATCCACCGCGCGACTTCCCACCCGTCCATGGAGCGGTTCAGGTGTCCGTCGCTGTCCAATTCCTGGATCACGACGCGGATCGCGTCGCGGTCGAGATTCAATAGCGGACCCGGCGTATCCGTTTCCAGGTAGTCAACCACCGAACGAAGCCACCCCATTTTGATCACCTTTCCGATCGAGTCCGTTGGGATACCGCACGACACGGACCACGGCCCGTGTCGCACGGCGTATCTCAGCGGTTCAGATCAGCCATAGACGACGTCGCCCAGGACGGCGACCTGAACAATGCAGTCGAACGAGTCGGCATCGAGCTGGCACAACTCGTCTTCGGCGTCCGCGTGACTTTCGGCGGTCAGAACGTCGCGAGCCTGGCGCACGTATCGATCAGCGAGCGATGTACCGCCGCGCTCGATCTTCTCCATTGCCGCCAGGATTTCGTTGTGGCCAACGGTGGACGAACGGTCGAGGTTGTCGGATTCGGTGATCTTCACCGACCACTCGCCGGTTACGTCGCCCTTCTCGGTGACGTGGCGCCATTCGCTGTAGTTAAACCACGATGAGCCGAAATGCAAGGAGTCAAGCAGGATGTCATAGGTGGTTTGCTGGCTCAGGTATGCCATTTTTCCTCCGTATCCGTTGGGATACCGCACGACACGGGCCAGTTCCCGTGTCGCACGGCGTATCTCAACGGCTGGCCGCTTCGGTCCAGTCGTGCCAGTCGTGCCCGTACATTTCCTCTGCGGACTGGACCGTCTCGAAATCGTCCTTGCCCTCCTCGTAGGCGTCTGTCCAGATCTGGGCGACTTCCGCGAACCGTTCGGGCATTTCGGTTTCCGGCGTCGGGCCATAGGCGTCCACGTAGTTCGCCTGGTCATACCCCGCATTGAAACCGTTCTCGCGTGCTTCGTGCTCGTGGTCAGAGTGGCGAAAGTCCCGATAGACGGTGCCCATAGCCATTACATGCTCCCTCAGATTTCCGATCCTGTATCGGCGGCACGGTGTCAGGGTGAATCTGACACCGACCGTAGAAACAGTTCAGACGTCCCACTTAAGAACAGTGCGGGCGACGTGCAAGACTGTGTCTTCGTGGCAACCGTTGACGACGGACGTTGCCGTTTCGCAGTTCCACTCGTTCGTCTCGTAGGAGTAGTACGCCTCGCGGATAGTGTCTTCGCTCTTTTCCCGCAGGTATTCGACGTATTCGGCATGGTCCTCGACCGGATAGCCGTAGTGCGTCAGATCGTCGGGAATGTCAACGTCGTTCTGTTCCGCGAGTTTGATCAAGTCTCTCTGGGTGTCGTCGCCGAGGAACTGTCCCCATGCTTCATCGGCCAGCTCCAAGACGTACTCAGAGTGGGTTTCCTCGTTGATCAGTGGGTAATCCGTGAGTCCGTCCATGGTGTCGGCAAGGTGCTTCAGCCACCCGATGCCGGTTTCGATGTCTTCACCGTTAGTCGGAAGCTCGCCTAACTGAATCCACGCGGAGTTTTCACCGTGAACGCCGTTGGTGGAGACGTTGACCCCTGGCGTTCCGTCCAGTGCCCGGACGTTGGCGGCATCAAGGTCGGTACCGCCGTAGTCCGAGTAGCTGATCAGATTCAGAGTGACCGGGAAATAGTCCTGCGGTTCCTCGCCATCGCTGAACACAAGCGCGTACAGGTGCTCGCACCTGTCTGGCTTGTCAATGCCCCATTTGTAAGGGCGCTCCTCGATAAGCGAGGTGTAAGGGTTGCCGATCAACCGTTCCCAGAGTTCAACAACTCGCGCGTACTGCTCCGGCGAATAGACGTGCGTCATCGTGAACAATTGATTCCTCCCAGTTGATCGGGTAGGCGACGCTTTGTCGCCTGATCTCTCAGATGCCGACACGGAATATCCGCGCCGACTACTCAAAGATCAGTTTCGCGGCGGAGTTAAGCGCTATGGAGTTGTCAAGGAACAAAAGCAGATCGCGGAGGATATTGGGATTCCGTTTCGCTGATTTTTGCGTACGGCGATAAGCCTACGGATAAGGCTATTTCGGTCAAGCATATGTGTTGTCTATCACATCTGCACGTAGCAAAAAGTCTCTGACCAGGGGAGATGCATATATGGATGCATGGGGTGGCAGTGCCCGTAAGCAGCGGCTACCGCGTACCTGGTCGCACCTGCGGTCACAGGTGATGCGTAGGGACGCCTACACCTGCCAGATCAACGGACCGGATTGTGTGCGTGCGGCTACCGATGTGGATCACACGCAACGTGGTGACCTGCACGAACTAGCCAACCTGCAAGCCGCATGCAAGCCATGCCATGCACGCAAGTCCGCCCGTGAGGGTGTGCAGGGGCGCGCACGTCGTGCCGCGCTGCGGCTACGTCCGGCCGAGCGGCACCCAGGGTTGACCGGCGAGCACTGACCCAGGGGGAGGCCCCTCCCCCTGGTCATTCGGGCTCGGTGGGCATAGCGGCCCAGCAGTTGTACGGGTTTTCAGGTCGCGCAGCGGCCGATTCTTTCGATTCGATTGGACTTTCATGGAGACGGGATACTTCTGGACGCCGCTGATGGCCTGGCACGACACCGGGACATCCGCGGGGCTGTTCAAGCCGAAGCCGTTGTCCGGGATCGAGCCCGGTCAGCACTTCGAGCACCCCGACACGAAGCGCAGGCTCGCTGAGCTGATCGAGACCTCGGGTTTGCTCTGGGACTTGGACCGCATAGACGCGGTGCTGATCGACCGCGAAGACCTGGAGCGCGTTCACGACGCGAGCTACCTCGATTGGCTGGAGCAGGCCAGTGCGAACGATGGTGGCCGGGTGGATGGGTCCAGCCCGTTCGGGCGCGATAGCTACGACATCGCGCGGGTGGCCGCCGGGGCACTGCGGCAGCGATGGACGCCGTCCTCGAAGGTTGGGTCGACAACGCCTACGCGCTGGTTCGTCCGCCCGGCCACCACGCGCGCCGAGCCGGCGGCCTTGGCTTCTGCCTGGTCAACAACATCGGAGTCGCGATCGCGCGGTCGATCGCCCGCGGGGATGCCGAGCGGGTCGCGGTCGTGGACTTCGACGTGCACCACGGCAACGGCACACAGGACATCTTCTACGCCGACCCGAACGTGCTGACGATCTCGCTGCACCAGGACCAGTTGTTCCCAGCGAACTCCGGTCATTTGCACGAGAACGGCAACGGGCCGGGTGTCGGCGCCAACCTCAACGTCCCGCTGCCTCCGGGCTCGGGCCACGGTGCCTACCTGGCTGCCTTCGATGAGGTCGTGCTGCCCGCGCTGCACCGGTTTGTTCCGGACGTGATCGTGGTCGCCGCCGGGTATGACGCTGGGGCTTACGACCCGTTGGGGCGGCAGATGCTCACGAGCGCGACCTACCGGGAGATGACCCGCAAGCTCCTGTCCGCGGCCGAGGAGCTGTGTGACGGGCGCCTGGTCGCGAGCCATGAGGGTGGGTACTCGCCATGGGCCGTTCCCTTCCATGGCCTCGCGGTCTTAGAGGAGATGGCCGGCGTCCGGAGCGGCGTCGCTGATCCCTTCGCCCGCAGCTTCGAGATCGCAGGTCAACAGGACCTACAGCCGCACCAGCGCAGCGCTATCGAGCGGGCCGCCAACCTCGTGACCAACCGCCTCGACTCGACGGCCTCGTAGGTCTTCCGGATCGCGGTGAACTGTCCGGAGAGCGATACCGGGGTGCCGTCGGTCTGGATCTTCTCCCAGTAGTCGAACAGGTTCTCCTCGGCGGTGTGCCAACGTACCGGCAACGCGTCCCGGTCGCGTAGCCCCCACTTCTCCAGTTCACGATCGCTGGCCGAGCGGACTGCGCCGGCAAGGTCTCGAAGGCGTTCCCCTTGCCTCTCGTCGACGCCCGACGGGCTCGATGAGCTGGTCAGGGAGATGGGGCCATTGTTGACGCCGATTTGAAAGCTGGTCCCGGCCCGACCACTGAACTCGTTGTGGATCTCGTTCCCCTTGGCCACCCGCACAGTGTGCCGGACACGTCTGCACGCCTGTACGGAAAGACACCCAACTGCCCGAACCGTTGACGCATCCTTACGCGCCTCAAGTGGTCGCTTAGCTCAAGTCGGCCAGCAACCACGGAAAGGAGGGCCACGCGATGGGCACTCGTGGCCCTGTCCCCAAGCGCAGCGAACAGCGAATTCGCCGCAACCGCACGGACCAGCCCACCGAGTCGGTGACTGAACTTGGTGCCGTCAGCGCACCGGACCTCGGGCTCGATGACCCGCACCCGCTCGTCGCGGAGTGGTATCGGGCGCTGACCGAGTCCGCGCAGAGCCGCTACTTCGAGCCGAGCGACTGGCAGACCGCGCGCTTCGTCGCACACACGATGGACCGCTACGTCCGGTCGTCGAAGCCGTCGTCGCAGATGTTCGCCGCGCTGATGAGCGCGATGTCAGACCTGCTGGTTACCGAAGGCGCTCGGCGCCGGGCGCGGATCGAGATTGAGCGTGGGCAGGTCGAAGAGAGGGCTAGTGTCTCGGCGCTGGCCGAATACCGTAGATCTCTAGGGGTCTAACCGGTGGATTCCTTGCGGGCTTGTAGCTGTTTGGTTTTGCTAGCTTGCTAGAAGATCGAGAGCTGTCCCTGCGATAAAAATCAGTAGTGCTATGGTGCGTAGGCGGCGTTCGTTTGCCATCGTAATCGCGCGATTGAGTAATTTGGAAGCGATTCGCGACCATGTTGTAAGGAGTAATAGCGTCATCCTGGTCGGTTCGAATGACGTGAAAACGCGCATGAAGATATTGGGGTGTTCACGTCGGGTCTCGTCGTCGAGTAGGGCACTGATGGCCACTACGAAAAAGATCAATCCCCACAGGGCGTAGAGCAGGCCTGCCGAGAATATTCCAGGTACAATTGGAACCCAGATTATCGCTATCGAGACTCCCCAGTATAGGTTGAAATTATTTTTGGCTCCGTAAAGGCGGAGCGCAGCGCGTTCTTGGGTCTTGAACCTTTTTCTCATAAAGGCGTCGACCTGTTGATTAAACAGACGTGCGCCGTGCTTACATTCCCATAGTTTCAATGAGGGTGATAAGGTATGCAGCCTGCCGGGATTTGGCGGCTCTACGCAGTAGGCGCAACGGGACTTGTTTTCGAACTCGTCACGTAGGCGCTGTAGGATGTTCTGGTATTCGTCATCGTGTTTGAACGAGTGCTGCCATTCTCCGAGCGATCGAATTGCTTCATGTGCGTCTAGTGCCGTTCGGGAAAGATCGGAGTCGAGCGCTTGCCGTAAGTACCTGTCGGTGCTGCCCATTCGCCGCCCAAGTCGTAGATATTGAATCTTCTTCATTCTTCTGTCTGCGCGGCTGTCGATCCGGTCTCTTGTTTTTCTTAAGCCTCTAGGTCCGTAGATATCGATAAGTGCAACAAATCCAGCCGCGAATAGAACGAACTTCCCAATGCGCCCCCAATATAAAATTGTAATGCCCAAGACTTTGTGGTGTTCCGGAATTTTTTCTTGTGGCCAAGTTAAACTCGCGTCCCATGCCCCGTAGTGCAGCGCGCCGATTACCGCAGCCGCCATGGCCAGTCGTGTGAGCCATTTGCGTATTTTTGAAGGCCGTCTTCGATTCGGGGTGTTCAGATGCTTGTCTGCGTTGTGTTCGGCCTCCATGAGCATGATCTTGCCGTGTAGTCGTGCGGTTGTCATCGGAGAGCGCGGTTCTTGACAGCGAGCTCGATGGGTGAGCGTTCTGTTTCCTCGCCCGCGGCGTGGAGGGGAGGTGATCAGGGTGGCAGCGCTGAGGGAAGGCGGCACGCTCGAACCGGTCCTGATTGGTCCCGGGGGCCTGCCGCAACGCACGCTGGGCTGGGATCTGCTCGCGTGGACCGCCGACTATCTCAACCAACCGGACGGTGAGGGTGCTGGGCAGCGGTGGCGGTTCACGCCGGAGCAGGCACGGTTCATTTTGTGGTGGTATGCGGTCGATTCATCGGGCCGCTCCGTGTACCGCAACGGCGTGCTCAGGAGGATGAAGGGCTGGGGTAAAGACCCTCTCGGCGCCGTCTTATGTGCCCTGGAGTTGTGCGCCCCGGTCCGTTTCGACGGCTGGAACGCTGAGGGCAATCCGGTGGGGCGGCCAGTTGCGGCGCCGTGGGTGATCACCGCCGCAGTGTCGAAAGACCAGACGAGGAACACCATGAGGTTGTTTCCGTCGTTGCTGTCGGATGCGTGCGTCGATGAGTACGGGCTCGACATCCACCACGAGATCATCCACAAGGCCGGTGGTGGGCAAGTCGAGTCGGTGACCTCGTCCCCGCGGGCGTTGGAAGGTGCTCGTGCGTCGTTCTCGCTGATCAATGAGTCGCATCACTGGTTGGCGAACAACGACGGCCACGAGATGTATAAGGTCATCGTCCGCAACGCGGTGAAGACCCGGTCCCGGCACCTCCAGATCACCAACGGCCATGTTCCCGGCGAGGAAAGCGTCGCTGAGCAGGCATGGGAGGCGTGGCAGAAGATCCAGGCGGGTCAGGCCCGCGGGACCGGGATGCTCTACGACTCCCGTGAAGCCCCGCCGGAGACCGACATCCATGATGAGGCGTCGCTGCGGCAGGGCCTTCTCGCTGCCCGTGGGGATGCGACGTGGCTGGATGTGGAAAGCCTTGTGGATGAAATCCATGACATCCGCAATCCACTGTCGGTGAGCAGGCGGTTCTACCTGAACCAGATCGTCGCGGCCGAGGATGCGTGGATGGCCTCGCACGAGTGGGACCGCTGCCGCATCGACGCCGAGCTCAAGCCCGGTGAGCGAATCACGCTCGGGTTCGACGGCAGCCGTAGCGACGACTCGACGGTGCTGATGGCCTGCCGGGTCGACGATGGCGTGTTGTTTCGCTTGGCCGCGTGGGAACACCCGGCGCATCAGCCGGTCTGGGAGGTTCCGCGTGAGGACGTCGACAACCATGTCCGTGCGGCGTTTGAGCGCTACCGCGTGCAGGCGATGTATGCCGACATTGCTTATTGGGAGTCCTACGTTGATCAGTGGACTGCGGACTTCGGTCGCCGAGCCAAGCTCAAGGCCAGCCCCCGCAGTGCGTTCGCCTTCGACATGCGCGCCCGCATCCGCGACTTCGGCCTGGGCTGCGAGAACTTCCTTGAGGCGGTGCTGAACCAGCACGTCAGCCACGACGGCGATCCGCTGCTGCGGCAACACGTGCTCAACGCCAAGCGGCGGGTCACGAAGTACGACCACATCGGCATCGGGAAGGAAACGCGCGACAGTAAACGGAAGGTTGACGCCGCGGTGACGGCGGTCCTGGCGTGGATGGCTCGCCAAGAGATCGTCAAGGGCCGCCGAGTGGGAGCGAGAAAGGTGGTGTTCCACCGCTGATGGAGCAAGCTGAGTTGGACATCATCGATCGGCTTCAGACCGAGCTGGCTGCTCGCGAGTTGTACACGCGGGTGGAGACGGCCTACTACGAGGGCCAACAGCGGCTTACCTCGATGGGTCTGGCGATCCCGCCAGAGATGCGCAATCTGTCGGTGATTGTGAACTGGCCTGGCATGTACGTCGATTCACTCGAACATCGCCAGGATGTCGAGGGTTTCCGGTTGGCCGGCGGGTGGCGTGGTGATGAGCAGCTGTGGGACTGGTGGCAGTACAACGACCTTGATGAGGAGAGCAGCCTTGCGCACCTGGAGGCGCTGATCCACGGCCGCGCGTACGTGTGCGTGGGCTACAACGAGGAGGACCCCGAGGTCCCGTTGATCACCGTGGAATCCCCGCAGAGCATGATCGTAATGACCGATTCCCGCACCCGGCGGGTCACCGCTGCGCTGCGGCTCTACGAGCCCGACCCGACTCGCGATGTGCAGGGTTGCGTGCTCTATCTGCCGGACGTGACGATCTACGCCGAGCAAGTCGACGGCCGGTGGGTGGAAACCGACCGGCACGACCACCGGCTCGGGATCGTGCCCGTGGTCGCGCTGATCAACCGAGCTCGGGTCTCGGACCGGCAGGGCCGTACCGAGATGCGGCGCATCATGGGCCTGACCGACGCTGCTTGCCGCTCACTCATGAACTTGCAGGGGGCGCAGGAGTTGATGGCCACGCCGCAGCGCTACATCCTCGGTGCTGATGAGGGGCTGTTTCAGGACGAACTCGGTAACCCGATGCCGACCTGGCAGGCATACCTCGCCCACATCCTCGCCATCCCGGAGAGCGGCACTGAGGTCAAGGTCGGCCAGTTCACCGCTGCGGACCTGCGCAACTTCACGGACACCTTGAACGCCTATGCCCACCACGTTTCCGCGCTGACCGGACTCCCCAGCCACTACCTCGGGCTAGCCACGGACAACCCGGCTTCGGCGGATGCGATCCGCTCGTCAGAAGCCCGGCTGGTGAAGTCCGTGGAACGGAAGAACCGCGCGGCCGGGGGCGGGTGGGAACAGGCAATGCGGATCGGGTTGCGCATCACCGGCGGCGATCCGGACGCCTACCGGCGCCTGGAGACGATTTGGCGCGATCCGGCCACACCCACCGTCGCCGAGAAGGCCGACGCAGTGCAGAAACTCTCCGGCGGTCAGCCGCTCTACGACCGCGAGACCGCGCTCGAAGAACTTGGCTTCAGCCCCGAGCGGATTCGTGTGGTGATGCAGCGGGTCAATGACGATCCGATGCTCAAGCTCATGGCGATGGAGGGAGGTGACCAGGCTGGCGCTGACGATCAGCCAGTACAGCAGCAGGCAGGCGGGGATCGTGCGCCGGCTGGCGCGAGCGATCCTCAAGCTGCTTAGCCCCTTCCGCGTCCAGGCGCTTAGCGATCAGCAGTACCACGTCCTGCTCGGCCAGATGTACGACCTTGTCGACGAGTCTCGCCGCGAGTCCGCCAAGACCGCGCGGGAGTACTTCGACAGCCAGTGGAACAACGAGTTCGACGAAGACCCGCCGGACGTGGACCTCCCGCCCTACCGGCCGGAGTGGTCCGAGGCGGCCATGCGATCACTCGAACCGCAATTGACCAGCCGCAACACCCCGCGCGAGACCCTCCACCGGGCCTCTCAGATCGCGACCAAGGAGGCCGAGAACGGCGGCCGACGCACGATCATTCGTGCCGTCGAGGACAACGAACGCGTCCTAGGCTGGGCGCGGTACGACCCGGACTCACCGACGTGCGCGTTCTGTCTAATGCTCATCTCCCGCGGCCCGGTCTACAAGACCCGCCGCACGGCCGGCGACCAGCAGGTCTGGCATCCGGGCTGCACCTGCAAGGTGGTGCCGGTGTTTTCCCGCGGGAGCTGGACGGGCCGAGAGCAGTACCTCGACGCCGACCGCCTGTGGCGCGAAGCCACGCGCAATTGGTCCGGCCGTAACGCCATTAATGCCTTCCGCCGCGCTGTCGACGACCAGCGTCGCGACGTCGCCGACGCTGCTTGATCCCTACCGCTCCTGGCGAGCGGTTTTGACCTGGTCCTGGAGGCCACCTATGCCTGAATCCCTACCCGATCCCGCTAACGCCGATGTGGCCCCGGAGGACACGTCGACTGAGCCGGAGCGGGAGTCGATCGAGACCCTGCCCGATTTCGCCCAGAAGATCATTAGGTCGTTGCGCTCCGAGGCCGCCACACATCGGCACAAGGCCCGAGTGGCGAGCGAGAAGGCCGCCGCGTTGGAGCAGGAGACCGCCGCGCTGCACGCGGCGAAGACCCATGCCGAGGCGACCTTGGCGGAGTCTCGGATGGATCTGACCCGCATTCGCGCCGCGTTGTCGGCTGGTGTGCCGGCCGAGGTCGTCGAGGACTTCGCTGCCCGGTTGCACGGCTCAAATGCCGAGGAGATCGCCGCCGATGCTGCGCGCTTGAAGTCGACCTTCGGGGTCTCGGCGCGACGTGGGGACCCGTCGCAGGGCTCCTCTGGTGGCTCGGCGATGACCGATCACCCGTTGACGAACTTCTTCCTGTCACACCGAACCTAAAGGAGGGCTGCTGTGGCGTTCGAAAACGAACTTGCCCCCAACGAGCCCACGACCAACCACGCCATCGCCGATGGGCGCCACCAGCTGCGGATGGCGCACCTGCAATCGCACGACGTTCCTCGGGAGATCGTCAGCGACATCTTCCGCGAGGCCCAGGAATCTTCGCTCGTGCTGCGCGTCGGTCGTCGCATTCCCGTCGGCTACGGGGAAACCATCATTCGTGTCGACGGCGTGCAGCCCGAAGTCGGGCAGGTCGGCGTCGGCACTCGTCCAGAAGACCGCGAGGGCTACACGAAGCCGGTCTCCGGGGTGAGCTGGGGCCACAAGAGCTTCGGGCCGATCAAGCTTGCCACCATCGTGACCGCGAGCGCGGAGTGGGAGCGGACTGATCCGCTGCCGTTCTACCGCGACCTTCAGTCGAAGATGAGCCGGGCGATTGGCCGCGGTGTCGACCTCGCGGTGTTCCACAATCGGCGTCCGGACACTGGCGCTGCGCTGCTGGGCACCGAGCTCAATAGCTACGTCAACGCCACGCCGAACCGGATCTGGCTTTCCGGGGACATCTACACCGACATTATGACCGGCTACACGATGCTGGCCGAATCTGACAAAGATTTGACCCAGTTCGCCGCCGACGAGCGCGTGCGTCCGCAGTTCATCTCCGCGCGGGATCACAACGGCAACCAGGTGTTCCAGTCCCGGTTGAACCTGGCCGATCCGTTCGACTCGATCGCCGGTCTGCGCGTGGAGTACGGCAAGGCCGTGCCCGGTCGCATCGGCACCTCTCGCGATACCGGGGTGCGCATGTTCGCGGGCGACTTCAGCCAGATCGTCTACGGCTATGCCGATCAGATCACGCTCAAGCGCACCGACGTCGGCTCGATCGAGGTTGAGGGCCAGCAGGTCAACCTGTGGCAGACCAACCAGGTCGCCTACCTCGTGGAGGTGACCTTCGGCTGGCTGGTCAACGACCCGAACGCCTTCGTCGCCTACGAAATGGCGCCACTGCCGCACGTGGCCGCCGCTGCCTGAAAGGAGCCGAGAATTGACTGACTTCAACGCACTACCCGAGCTGCACGAAGGCGACCACGGCCACATCGACGCCCACAACACCATTCGCTCGATCTTGTGCGACCACGAAGCTCGGTTGCGTGATCTGGGCGTGCGCATTTCCCGCTTAGAGCCCCGGCCGTGGCTGCCCGAGGACCCGGACAACCACGCAGGCCAGCGGCCGTTGCTTCCCGAGGACCCGCGACAGGCTCCCGAGCTGCCCGAGCAGCCGCCGATGCGGCAGGACCCGGAGCTTCCCGAACAGCCGCCGGCCGTCCAGCGGCAGCCGCGGCAGGGGCGGTGAGGCGGATGCGCCTGATCAGCCCGTACGGCCGCGAGATCCACGTGTTCGGCCCGATGGTCCCGGCCCTGCTGGCGGTCGGCTACACCGACGCCGACGCCGAGTGCCCCACCGACGAGGAGGGAAGCAGCGATGCCGGTAGCCACAGCACAGGACGTGGCGCTGAGGCTCGGCAGGGACCTGGACGAAGCCGAGGTTCCGCAGGTGGCAGCACTGCTAAGCGACGCGGAAACGCTGATCCTAACGAGACTGCCTGACCTGTACGCCCGCATCGAGCACGGCCTGCTGGCTACCGAGGTGGTCGTGCTCGTCGAGGCCACCGCGGTCATCCGGGTGTTGCGCAACCCTGAAGGCATTCGCTCGCAAACAGCGGACGCCTACAGCGTCAGCTACGACACCCGCGCCGCGTCCGGAAAGCTCGACCTCGCGCCGCAGGAATGGCGCCTGCTCGGGGTGCGCACCGGCCTGTCCGTCCTCCGCCCGTTCCTGCCACCCGCGGCCTGGTGGTGATCGACATGCGTTTTGCCCGCCCGATCACGATCAGGGTCCGGCGTGTCGAATCGGATGCCTTCGGGGAGGAGACCGTGCGCGCGGTGTTCACCGTGCCCGGCTGCGCACTGGCGCAGCAGTCGACCGGCGAGACGCCCGGCGATCGTCGCAACGAGGTCACCACACGCTTGCGGCTGTTGGCACCGGCCAGTGCCGACCTGCACGCAGGCGACGAGATCGAGCTCCCCGAAGGGCGGCGATTCCGCCTCCGCGGCGACCCCGCCGCACCGCGATCCCCGTTCACCGGGTGGCGGCCCGGCCTCGTCATCGATATCGACGAAGTAAGGGGGTAGGGATGCGCTATCGGCGCAACAGCCGCTCCACTGGCCGGTTCCTGCGCTCGTCGCAGCTGTATCCGGTCGTGCGGGAGACCACCCGCGAGATCGCTCGGCGAGCGCGACGCTTGGCACCGGTCGGTGACACGGGCGACTACCAAGACGGGATCACCACCAGCTACCACGGCGGGTGGACCGATGGGCGCCTAGTCGGGGAGGTGGAGGCCACCGCGCCGCATTCGGCCGCAGTCGAGTTCGGCAACCGCGGCAACCAGTACTCCGCACAGCACGTATTGCGCCGCGCCGCTGCCGGCGAGGAGTAAGGCCGTGTACTCCGACACGCGCCCGTTTCCCGATGCCGAGCAGGTGGTCATGGCTTTGCTGGAGCCGCTGGCCACCGTCGTGGTGGTCAGCCCTCGCGAGATCAGCAATTCGCTGATTCAAATCCACAGGGCTGGCGGCGCCGACGACGGAGTCACCGACATCGCCCGGCTGGAAACCGAATGCATCGCCTGCTCCCGGCACGACGCCTGGCGCCTGGCCGAGGCGGTCCGTCAGCGCGTCCTTAACGCCGCGGCCTCTGTCCACGCTGGAGCGCTCATCGACCGCACGGCCGTCGAGATCGCCCCTCAGCAGGTACCCGACGACAACCCCGACATCCGGCGCGTGGTGGCCACCTACCGCTTGTCTATGCGCCGCCCGTTGACAGCGGGAAAGGACTGAAGACATTTGCCTGCTTACGAAGAGATCGCCAACCGGCAAGCCGAGCTCATCCGCAAAGCCCTAGCTGGGTCCGTGTTCGTGGCCCCTATCGCCGCGCCTCTTCCGGAGCGGCTGACCAGTGGCCGCGATGCCGAGCTTGTGCCGCTGCCCCAGGGCTACGGCGACCTGGGATGGATCAGCAAAGAGGACGGGGTGAACTGGGTTCGGGAGACCGAGGTCTCCGAGGTCACCTCGTGGGGAGCCTGGGAGCCCACGCGCCGGGACATCCAAAGCGACGTCACGGAGATGACCGTCATCGCCCAGGAAACCAACCTGCGCACCCTGGGCATGTACAACAACACCGACCTTTCGAAGGTCAGAGCCAACCCCGAAACCGGGGAAGTCTCCTTCGCCACCGCCGTGCGGCCGGCCACCCAGTACTGGCGAATCTTCGCCGTCTTCGCCGATGGCGCCGGCGAGGACACGATCTACGTCGGCCGACTGCTCCCGCGCGCGATGGTCTCCGAGGTCGGCGAGCAGGTCTGGACCGACGGTGAGGACGACCCGGTCGCCTACGAGATGACGCTCACCGCCACCCGCGACTCGGCCGCCGGGTTCTCGATCCGGCACTTCTTCGGTGGCCCCGGCTGGCGCAAGCTCCTGACGCGCATGGGCTTCGCGCCAGACGAACCGGTTCCGCCCGCCCCGTGGCCGACCCCGATTCACCAGCACGGCATCGGCATCACCGCGACCGTGACGAGGGCCGCATGAGCACCAACGGCAGAAAGGGCAAACCCGTGGAGCAGCGCAACGTCCGTACTGAGGTTCGCACCTTCGAGCAGTTCAGGGCCGAGGCCGACCGCGCCGAGCCCTACCCGCTCGACCTCGGCGGCGAGGTCATCGAGATCCCACCGCCTGACACCACCGAGCAGGTGTTCACGCTATCTGAGAACGGACACAAGCCCCGCGAGGCTCTGAAGGCTCTCTGCGGCGAGTACTACGAGCGCGTCTACTCCCGGCTCAAGGGGGAACACATCTCGGTCTTCAACGGCCTGGTCGCCGACATGGCCGCCCACTTCGGCATGGGCAGCGCCCCTTCTGGGCCTGGCGGGAACTGATCGAGCTGATCAACCGCTACGGCGAGGAGATCGAATACGACCTTCTCACGATCGGAGTGGACATCCTCGACTTCTTCCGAGGCGTGCACCCGTGGATGCGGTTGTTCCGCCTGCTCAACCAGTTCCCGCGCACCTCGCATTACTGGGCCGCGGTGCACAGCGACGACGACCGGGCCGACGAACTGACCGACCAGAGCGAGGGCGAGCAGGACAACGGGCGAGCGTCACGCCCGCCGCTGGAGACCTGGACCCAAGAAGCAGAACTGCTCGCACTGATCGCCGACCTGCTGGCCTACCAGCGCGCCGATTTCTCACAGGTCCACAGCAAGTCCCACCGCTGGCGCGCGCCGAAGCCGGTGCCGCGCCCGGAAACTGCGCTCGATCGCGCTGCACGGCGCAGTGAACACCACCGCCACCGCGACATCGTCGCGGCCATGCTTGGCGCCTAGGGTCCTGCTCTCGAATTGGTCGCGGCCCGTCGCGGGTAGGTAGTCGGGCGACCAGCCGTCGTCGTCTAGGTTCGGCAGGGCGTGGCTAGGTGGTCACGGAGCCGGGCGTGACGGAACTGGTAGACCACACCCGTTCGGCGCATTACGCCGAGGTCGTAGGCGTCTTCGAGGAAGCACTTCGAACGCCAGGGCAATCGACGGGTCAGCGGAAGCCACAAGCGTACGAACAACAGCCAGGTTCCCCATGCCGAGAGCATCAGACGGACTGTTCCGCCTACGAGGCCAGCCAAAAGCCCCAGCTCATTTGTGAACCCGAACACAAGGCCCACGGTGAGCCCGGTCGTGGCGGCAGCCGCAGTCGACCGTGCGAGTGTGACTGTGCGATCCATTTTCAATAGATGCCAGGGGTTAACCGCATCTTGCGGTGTGTGATTCTCGCCCATGGCTGAAACAAGGATGTTCGCAATCCCGGTTGCAGTACCGGCCGTGATCCCGAAAATAAGCCCACCCAGAAGGCCATGTGTGAACCCGTACGCGAGTTCGTCGATGATTCCATTACTTAGTCCATAAGTAAGTCCGTCTCTGATCCAGAAGAGGAAGTAGTAGAGCCCGACTGCGAGTCCGCATGCAAGCCCAACCGCAAACGCGCTGGTGAACTCTGCCCAGGAATTTTTGAGATAGGTTTTTGGTGGGCGTATTCCCTTGCTGCGTGAACGAAAAAGTATGCGAAGCCGTTCCGGGTCGCGGCCCATGCGTCCGCGCGCGAATCTCGCGTCATTGATTGCCCCCAGCGCAAGCCCGTAAGTGGGCCAAGTCAAGAGCATCTCTGGTGCTGTTAAACCGTCGTAATAAGTGATAGCAAGAATGGGGACGAACCCTACTGTTGCCGCTGTAACGAGGATTCGAGTAAAGCTGTTGAGGGCAGTAGAGAGCTTCCACCAAGCGAGGTCCTGGGCGTTGTTACTGATGAGGTGGTTTGCAAGGTAGCTGAGCCAGCGGCGGGCTTGGTCGGGGTTCCAGTTCGGGCTTCCTTTGTGTTGTGGGTCGGTGTTTCTGCGGGTGTAGACGGCGCGGAGGTAGGCGTCCAGGAGGTGGTTTTCCAGCGCCTCGGCAGTGGGGAAGCGCTCACCGTTGAGGAGTTCGCCGGGTTCGTCCGGGGTGTCGTTGTAGACGGTGCGGGCGAGGGTGATCATCAGCGGGCTAGTCAGCACGGCGGTGAGGTTCCGGCTCACGATGTCGTATGGCGAGGTGCGCAGGTGGGTGAATACCGCTTCCCAAGCGGGGGCACGGGTTTTGCCGGTGCTGTGGAGCAGGTACGTCTTGGCGTCGTCGAGGGTGATGTCTTCGAGGATGATGGCCGCGGCTCCGCTGACGGCTTTGGTCTGGTGGGCGGCGCGGGCGTACTCGTTCGGGCGGCTGGTGACGATTAGCGGCATGTCTAGATTGCTGATTCCGCGGATGGCGGCGGAATGGTGCTCCTCGGGGATCTCGTCGAAGCCGTCCAGAACGGGCAGGATTAGCCCCCGTGCTATGAACCGCTCGGCCGGTTTCGCGCCGTTCGGGTTCGGGTAGTTCAGGAACGGGTAGTCGCGGATTAGGCGTTCGGTTAGCCAGTGCCGAAGTTCGGTTGAGGGGTTCCAGTCGGCGAGGCTGAACAGCATTGGAACCGAGCCGGTTGGGCTGTTCTTGAGCAAGTCCAGGATCAAACGGTGTGCGAGCACCGTTTTGCCTGCGCCAGCCCGCCCTAAGATCACGAGCCGCCGGGATTCGACCGCCTCGTAAGTCTGCCGGATCGCAGTGAACTGGCCCTCCAGCAACGGCGGAGCACCATCGAGCTGGATCTTCTCCCAGTAGTCGAACAGGTCTTCCGAGGCGATGCGCCAGCGCACTGGTAGTGCATCCCGGTCGCGAAGTCCCCACCTCGTCAGCCCATCCGCGCTTGCCTCACGCACTGTATCGGCAAGTCGCTGAAGGAGTTCCGCCTGCTTCACGTCGACGCCCAACGACCCCGGCGGACTTGTCAGCCAGATGTTGCCGTGGTTGACGCCGATCTGAGCGTTGTTCCAACTCTGACCACTGGAGTGATTGTGGATCTCGTACCCCTTCGCCACCCGCACAGTGTGCCGTAACTACCTACACGTCGATCGTGATTTCGCCCGATCCATCCAAACCGTTGAGGACAGACCCAACCCATTAGAGGAGGCGGCACACTGTGGCAAAGTTCGAAGCAGGCACCGCCTTCGTGCAGGTCGTCCCTTCCCTGCGCGACTTCCACAAGACGATTGGCCAAGCCCTCAAGGGCCTTGACAACCAGGTCGCCCTGCCGGTGTCGGCCGATGCCGCCGACGCTGAAGCCGCAGCGGCCCAGCTTTGCAAAGGGCTGAAAACGAGACCCACCGTCGATGTTTCGGCCGACACTGCCCCAGCGCGGGAAAGCGTCGAGCAGTTCCAGCAGGAAGCTGAGAACACCTCGGTCGAGATTCACCTCTACGCGGATACCTCGAACATCGAGGCGGACACGCAAACGATGCTGGCGCGGCAGAACACCACCAGTGTCACTGCCGAGGCCGACGTCAAGCGTGCCCAGGCGCAGATCGACGCGCTGGCAGCCACCGTGCCACCGGTCGAAGTGCCGGTGGACGCCAATGTCGCCAAGGCGGAAGCGAAAGTCGCCGCTCTTGCAGCGAAGAAGGCCACCGCCGAGGTCGAAGTCACTGCGCAGATCGACCAGGCCCAGGCCCGTATCGAAGAACTGACCACCCAGCGCCGTGCGCGGGTGATGGCGATCGAGGCAGACATGGCGCCGATCCGTCAGCAGATCGCCGCGCTGGTCAAACAACGCGACGAGAAGCAGATCGACGTCACCGCGGAGATCACCAAGGCCGAGGCGCAGCTTGCCAAGCTCAACGCGCAGAAGCGCGGCGTCGAAGTGCAAGTCGACGCCGACATCTCCCGTGCGCAGGCTCAGATCGACAAGGCGCGCGCGCAGTGGGAGCACACCGCCTTGAGCGTGGATGCCGACACGGCGATCGCGCAGGCCAAGCTCGAAGAACTCCGCGAACGCGCCGACGAGATCGACGGCCGCAAGCTCGCCCTGCGCGCCGACGTCGAGGGCGCCGAGCGCGCGATCAACGTCCTCGGTCTGCTCTCGGCGGGGCTGTCCATGCTCGGCGCGGCAGCCCCGGCTGCGGCTGCCGGACTCGCGGCCGTACCAGCGTCCCTGGTCGGGATCGGACAGGTCGCCGGTGCCGCCATCGCCGGGTTCAACGGCATCGGCGAGGCCGTGAAGGTGATGGAAACCGTTCGGCTGGACAATCTCACCGATCCCGGCGCGACCAAGGAACAGCTCGACAAGATGAACGACGCGCTCGCGTCGTTGACCCCCGCCGGCCGCCAGTTCGTGACCTTCGTCAGCGGCGAACTGCTACCGACCATGCGCACCGTCGGCGACAGCGTGCAGGCCGAGATGCTTCCACCCATCCGCGACGCACTCGGGCAGCTTATGCGCCTCGCGCCGCAGCTCAACCACGCCTTGGTCTCCACAGGGCAGGTGCTCGGCGAGGTCGCCAAGCGCTCGGCGCAGCTGGCGACCACCCCGCTGTGGAGCAACGACTTCACGCTCGTGGCCGAGGCCAACAACCGCATCATGGCCTCGCTGGGAGGAGCAGGGCTCGCCTTGGCTGACGCGCTTCGCTCGATCACGGCGGCAGCCATGCCGATGCTCGACACCTTCGCCCAGTGGGTCGAATCCCAGGCGATCCTGGTCAACCAGTTCAACCAGACCCAACGCGCCAGTGGAGCGCTCGGCGTGTGGTTCTCACAAATGAGCGACCGGCTCGCCGAGTTCGGCGCCATCGCCGTGCAGACCGCAACCGGCGTCGCTGAACTGCTCAACACCCTCGCCCCGCTCGGAATCGCGGTGGCCGGGATGGTCGGCAACCTCGCCGAACTCGTCGGCGGATTCGCCTCGGCCAACCCAGCGCTCACCCAGGTCATCGCCGCAGCAGCCATCGCCCTTGCCGGGTTCGTCGCGCTCGGTCGCGGCATCGGCGGTGTCGCCGCCGCGATCACCTCCGCGCGGGCTGGCTGGCAGGCCCTCGCCGGGCTGATGACAACCTGGCAGGCGCGCGCCACAGCCGCCGGCGCCGCGATGGGAGCCGTCGCGACCTCGATGACCGGCAGCGTCACCGCAGGCCAGCGCGTCACCACAGCAGTCGGCGGTGTCGCCGCCGGGTTCTCCCGACTCATCAGCGTGGTCCCGGTCGCCGGTGCGGTGATCGGTGGCGCGGCCCTCGCTCTGGATGCGGTGGCCACCAACGCCGATGAGGCCGCGAACTCACTGCTCAAGGGCGGCAGCGCGGCACAGCAAGCCATCACCTCGATCAACGAGGACAACTCGCTGACCGGGCTGGGATGGCTGGACGCCTTTGGCGGACCGGGACAGTGGATCAAGGGCCAGTTCACGACCACCCTCGACGAGGCCAAAGCCAAAGCGAACGAGCTCTACACGGCGATGACGCCTCTGCAACAAGCGCAGACCGACCTCACCCGCGCTCAAAACGACTACGCCTTAGCCGTCCAGCAACACGGCCCGGCCTCGGCTGCCGCCGCTCAAGCCCAACAGGCTGTGGCCGCGGCAACGGACCGGGTTGAACAGGAGCAGGCTGCCGCTGCTGCCGCGACCAAGTCCCACACGGATCGAATGGTCGAGCAGCAGTTGCAGGCGATCTCGGCGCTGGACAAGGACTTAGCGCTGCGCCAGGCGTTGACTGCGGTCACGCAGGCCCAGCAACAGGCGGCAGCAGCAGTCGCCCAATATGGGGCGGGCAGCATGCAGGCCACCGTCGCTGATCAGCAGTTGGAGCAGTCGATGTTGCGTGCGGCCCAAGCTGCACGCGACAAGGCCGTGGCCCAAGCCCAGGGGGCGACGGCGAACGACCGGGACCGGATGGCCACCGCGGCGTTTAACCAGACGCTTGCGAACCTGGTCATGCAGGCCGGAACAGCTGCTCCGGTCGCCTTGCGCCAATACCTGGCGAACCTGAATTCCTCCGCGCTCGGCGCGATCGGCGCACGGATGGAAACCGACCGGTTCGGTCACGCCGTACTCGTGCTTCCGGGTGAGAAGCGCGTCTTCCTCGGGGTCAACGGCGCCGACGAGGCCACCGCCCGCATCAACGCACTGCGCGCCTCGATCGAGGGACTCCCCGAATCCCAATGGATCACCGTCTACACCCGTCAGATCATCGACGCCGTCCAGCCTCCACCGAAAGACCCAAACGCACCACCATTGCCCTTGGGCAACGCCACCGGCGGACTCGTGCAGCCCTTCGCCACCGGCGGCATCGCCGGACTCAAACCCATGCGACCGGTCGCCCAGGTCGTCCCGCCGCAGACCTGGCGTGTAGTCGGCGACAGGATGCGCGGCGACGAGGCGTACATCCCCGTCAACAACTCCGCACGCTCACAGGCGATCTTGGCCAAAACCGCCAGCCGGATGGGCTACGCACTACTGCCCAAGCAACAACAGTTGGTAGGCATGGCCTCCGGTGGCCTCGTCGGACGACCCGTGGCTTACAACAACACCACGCCGCCACCGCGCGTACTCCCGCGTGACGGCAAGCAGATGGTGTCTCCCGCCCAACAGGTGTGGTCACCACAGATCACGGTCCACGCTCGCACTGGCGCATCACCTGAGCACATCGCGCACGCCGTCGACCGGCACCTGCGCATCCGCTCACGTTTGTAGGAAGAGGCTTCAAGCTACTGCACAGAATTATCCCAAAACCTGGGAACGTTCTCGAATTTCATCAGTTTTATGAGGTAAACCATCTCATAAAACAATCTCACGGGCATGCGCGCTTGAGGAGGCATTGATAATCCAGTGAGCAGCGTGGAGGCGATAGCGGCGTCTACAGCCCGGCTAAAGCTTCCGAATTCTTTGTATTCCTCTTGGCTGCGAAGGTTGGTTTCTAGGGCGTCTACCAGTGTATCGTGGAAAGTAGAATCCAAAGTGGTTAATCGGCCACCTTCTCCCTCCCGGCGAACCAGGCCCAGGTCGTACATGATGTCGGTGAGCTGAAGCCCCATCTCGCCTTGAATGCGTTGTGTGAGCTCGTTCCCTTCTTCTCCTGCGGAGTCCTCGATGAGGCTTTCTCGGGCTCTCTGAGACTCCAAAAGCCTGTTCGCTGCAGCAAGTCTCGCGTCCCAGGCGAGCAAATCCGCTGCGGCGACGTCAAATTTGTCATCGCGGGAGAAGTTTAGGCTGACATGGGCGGTTCCTGAATCAAGGAGATTTGCATAGTCAAACCCGTGGTCATCTGGTATGGAATACCAGCCGACGTCGTTGGATACGTCCCAGAGAACGACGACGACAAGCTCCTGGAAACGCGACCAGCGGATCAACTGACGAACACCAAGCTTGACCGACGGAAGCTTTTTGGTCTCGTTCATACAGTCGCGCTCGGTGCCTTTGACCTGGACCCAAATCGGCTTCGGGTCAACACGGCCACGGATACAGGTCTTCACATAAAGGTCTTCGCCGTAATCCTTATGAATCTCGTCAACTGCGGCGCCTTGCTTGTTCCAGATCCTGCGGACGGCGGCAACGGCCTGATCTGCGATGACATGCTCTCTGGTCCTTCTCGTCACTTTCCGAGCTCTTCCCTTGAGTGGAACTACCGCGATGGTCGCCGACTACTGACTCTCACACAGGCTACTCGCCCGAATCTCATGAAAGGAGGCTGCTTGTGGATGGCTCTCCGATCTGGAGCCTCGGTCCTCTGACGTTCGACCCGGAGCAGCCGGATCGCCGAGGCGTGCACTGGATTCTGACCAGTGAAGAGGGATTTTGGGCAACGCCTGCTACCAACGCGGAAATCAACCCCCAGTTAGCCACACACGGCGCGTTCCGCTCTCCCGGTTGGAAATCCGAGCGCACGATCACGTTGGAGGGCCAGGCATTCGCACCCGACGCTGCGGCGTTACGCCGCGCCTCGGCTGCGCTTACCGGCTTACTCAGCGACCCGACTATCCCGATGGCCTTGACTTGCTACTCGGAGATCGGGGCGCTGACCTGCGAGGTCTACCTAGACGACCAGATCTTGACCAAGCCGACCGAAACGGCGGCGTTCGGGTTCGAGTGGTCGCTTCAGGTAGTCGCACCGGACCCGCGCCGCTACTCGCTGGCGTGGCACCGCAGTGACATCGGACTGCCCTCGCAGGGCAGAGGTGGGTTGAAGTTCGGCGACGGCCTGAACTTCCAGCACGGACTGCGATTTGGCTTGGGTGCGAGCTCGGGGGCGATGGTCCTCATCAACGAGGGCACCGCACCGAGCGCACCGCTGTACAGCCTGCATGGGCCGCTGCACCGGCCAAGGCTGACCGTCAATACGGGTGGCAGTACAGCAGTTCTGGCCTACGACGCGGCCCTGAACGAAGGCCAGACGCTCGTGATCGACCCGGCGGTGCCCACCGCTCTGCTTGACGGCCGTACCCCCGTACGAGGCCGGATCTTCCCAGCACAGTTCGACCGGTTCGTCATCCCCGCGGCGAGTTTCGACGGCGAGCCCGGACGGCTCTGCGTGCGACTCGGGCACGACGGCCCTACCGGTGCCGAAGGCCACCTCGAAGCGGCCTGGCGGCACGCCTGGTTCTGAACCCCACCTCTTACTTCTCAGGGAGTTTCCCCATGTCCACCATCGGCATGTACGTGACCTCGGATGTTGACCCGTGGGCCGTCGAAGGGCAGATCGGCCTGCGTGACGCGCGTATGGCCTTCTCCGCCCTGCTGGCACCAGCGCCGCATGAACCTATCGATGTCCGAGCCGGCGTGCTGCTCTCCGGCGACAGCGAAGGCTTCGACGGCTCCTGCCACACGGGCCTGCGGGTGCAGGCAGCGCAGTCGATGAGCCTCACCGTCGAGCCCGGCAACTGCGTGATCGCGACCGAAGACGGCCCGTACATCTGCACGCTCAACCGCACCGCCCGCCTGCACCTGGAACCGGCCAGCCGGTACATGAACCGGATCGACCTCGTCGTGGCTCGCGTGTACGACGACATCAGCGAGACCCTGCTGCCGTCGAAGGGCCGACACTTCTGCATCGAGGTGTGGACCGGCGACCCCTCGCCGACAACCCCCGTGGCTCCGGAGCCCGACGGCATCGGGTGGATTCCGCTCGCCCAAGTCCGGGTACAGGCCGACACGACCCAAATCACCGCCGAACAGATCACCGACCTGCGCGGGCCCGGCCTGGCCACCCGAGGTGGTCTGCGAGTACTGCACGGCCGGGACGCTCGCGCAGACTCACCCGCCTTCCGGCAGCCCGGCGCATTCCCCGGGGAACAGCGGTGGGTCACCGAATCGGCCTTCGCCGCCCAGGTGTGGCAGGGCGGTGGCGAGGACCGGACCCGTCACGGATGGCACGGGGTTCACAACGCCGCCACGCACACCGCCTCGCCCGGCCCCGGCGACTGGCTGTGGCTTCGCGGCGGAGGTGCGCTGCGCGAGGTGTGCAGCGTGACGATCCCCGACCCCGGCGTGCCCTACAGCATCTATCCGACCGGTCGGGTCGTTACGCGGCAAAGTCCGAACACCGCCGTCGATGTCCACATCAAGGTCCACGACCCCAACACCGGACCAGCAGTGAACTGGACCGGATACGAGACCGGCAACACCGACGCCGACTCCCGCCACGTTTTCGGCGTTCCGCCACTGCGAAACGGCCCGTTTACCGGCGAGATCCAGGTCTTCCTCACCGTCCAGGTCATCCGCACCAACAACCCGGAGTTCGGAGCGGCCTACCGCGGTGACGACGTCGGCGACAACCTCCTGTCCGTCGAGGTCTGGCCGTTGTCTCGGCGTCTGTGAGGCGGCGCCCATGATCGACGAATGGCGCGTGCTCGTCGCACGAACTACCACCGGACAGATCGTCGGCGACATCCGGATCTCTGACGTGCCGAAGTTCGAGCGCCGAATCTCCGACCCCGGCAGTTACACCGTCGAGGTCTACCTCGGCACCGGCGCAAACACGGCCGCCGACCTGCACGAGTTCACCGAGACCGGCGCCTACTCCTGGGTGGTGTGCTACGGCGATCACGTCGTGCAGGCCGGGCCAGTGCGCACCTGGCAGTTCACTGATTCCGCGCGCACGCTCTCGGTCTCCGGTGCCGGCATCGGGTCGGAGTTCGACCGCCGGGTACTGCGCAATCCTCGCGGCCACACGGCAATCACCGACCCTTCTGAGGACCTGGTGCTCCGAGACCTCTCGGTGCGTGGACTGATGGGGGAGTTGGTGCGGGCCAACCTTGCCCAGCGCGGCTACGGCCTGCCGATCGTGCTGCCGGAGCCCGAGCCCGGTCCGGAGTCGGTCACCTACTACGGCTACGACCTGGCCAACGTCTGGGAGCGGCTGCGGGATCTATCCACTCGGGAAGACGGTCCGGAGTTCGAGTTCCAGCCACGGCTGGTCGACGGCGGAACCCGAGTGGAATGGGTGCTCGATCTCGGAGACCCGCTTCTCGGGGCGCGCGACACCGCGCTCGTGTGGGACTACGGCGCCGCGATCGGGGCGATCGATCTCGACATCGATGGCAGCCGAACCCCGGCCGCCCGGGTATGGGTCAAGGGCGCCGGCGGAGGCCGAGACCTCCTGACCGGGGTCGCCGCCGTGGACCGGCCAGGAACGCCCCCGGTGGACGTGGTCAACACCGAGCACGTGTCAGAGCGACGCCAGGACGTTCTCGACTCCTACGCCCGCGCTTCCCTCGCCGCAGGTCAAGCGCCGGGCACCCGGTGGGAAACACACCTGCGACTCGACAAACCGGGATCAGGACTCGATGACTGGGCGCTCGGTGACGCTCCAACGATCGCGATTTCCCGGCACCCCTGGCTTGCCGACGGCATCTATCGACGCCGCGTAACCGGCTTCTCCGACGCCAGCGCAACCGAGATCGCCCTCGACCTGGACGTCATGCCACCACCGTAGGAGACAACTATGTCAACACAGGACGAACTCGCTCGCCGCATCAGAGCGCTGGAGCGGGCCTTCGACGAGCTGACTCGACGCCTTCCGCCCGCCCCGAGCCCCGTCGAAACCATCACCGATCTCCTTGACGAGGAGCGGCAGTGATCGACCTCGCACGCATCCTCCACGACGCCGGAGTGCGCACCGTCGTCGCACCTGGCTGGCAAAACCGAAGCGTCAGCGGCACACCGCCCCGTCCGATCGGCGTGCTCAACCACCACACCGCCACACCCTCCAGCGCACGCAACCCCGCACCGAGCGTGCAGCTCACGATCGACGGCCGTTCGGACCTAGCGGGGCCTCTGTGCCACATCGTGATCGGAACAGACGGCACCGCCCACGTGATCGCGGCTGGCCGGGCCAACCACGCCGGCCGCGCTCGCGCTTCGGGCCCGAACCCCGGTGGCGATGGCAACACCCTCTATCTCGGAGTGGAGTGGGACTACGACGGGACGCATCCGCCCAGCCGCGCCCAGTACGCCGCGGCGGTGCAGGTCAACGCCGCCCTGCTGCGTCACCTCCAACGCCCGGCCGAAGCCGCCCGAGGCCACCGCGAAACCTCCGTGACCGGGAAGGTCGACCCCGGTCATGTTGACCTCGACCAGTTCAGGCGCGACATCGCTTCGGCGATGGCCGCGCCTGCGGGAGACGACATGCAACTCAGTGACGAATTCACCGACTGGGCCGGAACGAAGAAAACAGTCCAGTCCCTCTTCGACGACCTCGACCGGCGGTTGGCGAGCTTCGAGCACATCTTCCTCAAGCCCGGTTCCGAACCGTCCCGTATTCCCGGGGACACCAACCGGACGAACCTGCGCGACGCGATCATGGACACCACCGCGCGCGTGGTGGAACTCCAGCGGGAGGCCGGACGTCCGGCACCGTGGCCCGAGCCGTTGCCTTCCGACAACCTTGCCCCGCCACCTCACCCCGAATCGCCGGAGACACCACAGTCGAAGGAGTCGGGGGGCGAAAAACCAGACGGCGCTTCGGAGCCGAGGCCCTCGCGTAAGCCGAGCCGCACCGTGGCCGCTGGTGGCGCTGCCGGCGCCGTCGGGACCGTCGCTGTCTGGATCGCAAGCCTCTACGGGGTTCAGATGCCCGAGCCTGTCGCCGCCTCGATCGTGCTCGTACTGAGCACGGTCATGACCTACCTCGTCCCCACCCCGGCACCGAAGCAGGAGGCCCGTCGATGACCACTCCGAACGCCGAGTTCTACGCCGCGCAGTCCGTCTTACCGCCGTCGACGTACGCTTTCGTCTCCGGCGGCGCGGGAACCGAGAGCACCGTCCGCCGCAACTTCGACGCATGGGAGGGGATGCGTCTTCCGCACCGGCTCCCGGCCAACGTTGGGCAGCGGGACATGTTCACCACGATTCTGGGCACCCAGTCGATGGCGCCGGTGGCCGTGGCCCCGATGGGCGGACTCGGTGCCGTCATGCCGGGCGCTGATCTCGCCATCGCCCGTGCCTGTGAGAAGGCAGGAGTGCCGATGGTCGTTTCGACGATGGCCTCCAGCACGATCGAGGACATCGCGGCGGCCGGTGCCGATCTGGCCTTTCAGCTCTATCCGATCCGTAACAGGGACGTGCAGGCCGATCTGATCGACCGTGCCGAACAGGCTGGCTACCACGCACTTGTCGTCACCATCGACACCCCGATGCGCCACGGCTCGGCGCGCGAGCAGACCACCGGGTTCACGCTTCCTACGCCTGCGAACTTCCACAATCTCGACGACGCCGAAATCGACCCCTCGTTTACCTGGGGCGACCTGGAAGTACTCGTGGGTAAGACTCGGATGCCGGTGTGGGTCAAGGGCGTGCTCACCGCCGAGCAAGCACAACGGGCGATGCGGGCAGGTGCCAACGGCGTGATCGTGTCCAACCACGGTGGCAGGCAGTCCGACGTCGCGCCGGCCACCGCAGGAGCGCTTCCCACCGTCGCGACGACCCTTGAGGGCCCCGGATTGCTCGTCGACTCGGGCGTTACGACCGGTTCCGACGTCCTGCGGGCACTCGCGCTCGGGGCGGATGGAGCCCTCATCGGGCGACAGGTCGTCTACGGGCTCGCCGCCGGCGGTGAACAGGGTGCGCACGCTGTGCTGACTCGCATCATCGGCGAGCTCGACCGTGCGATGGCGTGCGCCGGCTGTTCCACGCTCGGAGACGCCAAAACGCTCCGTGCATGACCATTACGCCTGGTCATCTCTAGGGGACTGGCGTCGTCGAAATATTCATCGGTAACATTCAGCCAGCTTGAAGAGAGACGCCGCTGGCGAGGGGGACGCGAACGTGGGCACGCCTGAAAACGCTGAGGACATCAGCGCTGAGGTTCGCGGGCGTGTGAACGCGGCCGTGCACCACCTTCGCGATGCACACAAAGCGTCAAAGTCAGAGAAGCAAAAAGAGGCGATCGGTCATCTGGCCGAAATCATGCTCTGGCTTCGCAAAAACTGCCGTCGGCTCGATGGCAAAATGGACCTAAACGGTCAATCGCGGGAATACAAAGCACTCATCAAGCGAATCCGCGAAGCAGCGGGTGATTCTGGCGATCCGCTGGACATACCCACTCAAGCTCGTCACAAAGTGACTGAGCTGCTGTTTCAAGATCCTGATATTACCGATGAGGTGCGCGCCGAATATGGTTTCGGCGCTGCGCCAGCGCATATCGTCGCGCGAAGAAAGCATGACGAGCGGCGGTCTCGTGAACGCGCTTTCCGGCGTTCTCCATTGGTCGAGAGTATCGAGCAACTTATCCGTGATGTGGAACAGCTAAGTCTGTCGCAGCTGGATGACGCGAGCGTGTCTGATTGCGAGGCTGTCGTTGAGAAGCTGAGTCGGCTGGAGACCCTGGTGAGGGAGCGACGCGACGAGATCGGCGAGATCTTCTAGCCGGCCTGACCTGTGATAACGGCCCGTCTTCCCCTGGTGGAAGGCGGGCCGTTGTTATCTCCACGTTCTGCTCTATTCGAGTGAATGCCTGCCGGGCTGTGCCCACCTATCTCGGTCCAGCACCCCTTACCTCGGTGCAACCACAGCCCGAGCGAAGGAACGCGTATGGCAGGCATACAAACCCTCAACCGCAGCGGATCGCGCTTCTACGTCGATCCGGACGACAGCAGCAAAAAGGCGCCAAGCGTGACCAGCATCGTCGCGATGCTGCCCAAACCCTTCCTCACCAGCTGGGCGGCAAAACTCACTGCTGAGAACGCGATCGACCACCTCGGGTCCATCGTGGACCTAGCGCTGACCGACCGAGCGGGCGCGATCGACTACATGAAGCGCGCCCACCGGCGCAACACCCAGGCCGCAGCCGACATCGGCACCGAGGTCCACGAACTGTTCGAGCGGATCGCCCGCGGTGAGGTCGTTCGCAGCGTCCACCCAGACCTGCGTCCCTACGTCGACCACATCCACGCATTCCACGACCGCTACCAGCCTGAGCACCGTCACATCGAAGACGCCGTTTGGTCCGACAAACACGACTACGCGGGCAGTTTCGACACGATCGGTGATATCGACGGTGAAACGGTGATTCTGGACGTCAAGACCACGAGGTCCGGAGTCCATGAGGATGTCGCTCTCCAACTGAGCGCGTACGCCTACGCCGACCGCATCATCAAGCAGGACGGATCCTCGGAACCGGTTCCCGACATCCATGCCGGCGCGGTGCTGCACCTGCGACCCGAGGGTTGGAAGCTCGTGCCGGTCCGCATTGATGAAGAGGTGCTGGGGTATTTCCTGCACCTACGCCAGATCTTCGATTGGAACAGCGAGGTCTGCAAAACCGTCATCGGCAAGCCGGACTACGAATCCGTGGCCTCGACAGGATCGCAGCGCCGGAAGTCGAAGAGTTAAGTGGTCGCCTGAAGGCGACAAATCACCCCGAGCTCATCGCCGCAGCTTCAGTGCTGATTGGCCTGCCAATGGCTGTTGTCTCAATTTTCCTGACAGGAGCATCATGACCCTGCGCATTTGGGAAACCGACCCTGATTCCAAGCCGCGCCCTCGAAACCGTTACGTCGAAGACGTCGTGGGCTACATCCACGGCGGAATGATGATCAAGACCAAGCCGGTGTCGTTGTCGGAGTGGCGCTTCACCACGGACGACCCCGAGGTGGCCGCACGCATCGCGGAGCTCTACGGCGGCGAGGTCGAGGAGTGGGACACCGAGCGGGCCAACAACCAGCAAGTCCTATCCGAGACCTCGCGCATCGAGCTGGTCATCGACGACCCGGACGCCCTGCGCTCCCGCATGGTGCTGTGGGGACGCAAGGGAATCATCCACGCCTGCGATGGCCTCTACTTCGTCGATGGTGAGGATCGCGGGCAGCCCTGCGGCTGCCCGCCCGAGTTCTCCGTCCGCAAGGCCAACGCGGAGAAGGGCACCGGGCCGCAGCCAGAGATCACGCTCAAAGCGCGGTTGGCGGCGGACGAGAAGCTGGGCTTTTTCCTGTATCGCACGAGCTCGTGGACGCTGACCAAGGAGCTCCATGAGATCGAAGCCGCGATCGCCGAAGCCGGAGGGGAGGGTAGCCGGGTTCGGCTGACCTTGAGTCTGGAGCACGTGGAGTTCACCACGAAGAAGGGCCAGCACGTCGACTATCACCGGCCCGCGCTGACCGACATCACCACGGACACGACCTCGTTGGAAGCCGCAGCGTAGCCATGCCGCTCACTGCGCCCCGGTCGTCCCTACCTGGGAAACCGGGGCGTATTTCGCGTCCCAGGAGCCCTCGTGCCAGCTGAGTCCGCACCGTCCGAAACCGAAATCCCCGAACTTCCCTACACCGCGCGTCCGCGCCGGCGACGGCACTTCCCACCACCGCCGAACCGCGAACACTACTGAACGGAGGTTGCCATGCCCGTTTACGTCTACCTCGCTGGATTCTCCTGGGCGACGGCCGACACCGGACATCAAGAGTGCTCCCAGACGGAGCTGACCCGCGCTTACGAGTCCATCAGTGTCCTGTGCGACGAGCTGGAGCAGACCCAGCGTGCGCTCGCAACCAAGGATCGGGAGCTGACGTCGCTCAAGCGACGCCTGTCCGATCTGGCAGGTACGGCATGAGCCGAGCCCGAGCGACCGGCACGAACTGGGAACGCCGGTGCGCCAACTACTACTCGCAAGTGCTGGGCACACCGGTTCGCCGACTGGCTCAACACGGCGTGCTCGACATCGGCGATCTGGAAGGGATCTACCTGCACGCGGCTGAAGCCAAGGCACACCGCAAGTGGGACGTTTTGGAGTGGGTCCGGCAGGCCCGGCGGGAGGCCGACAACAAGGGAGTGCCCTTCCACGTGGTTCTGGCCAAGCGCCCGCCTATCGCTACGCCGGAGTGCTTGGCGATTTCCACGATCGCCAACCACGCCGCCCTGGTCGCACGGCTGCGCGATGCCGAGGAAGCACTTCAGCGCGCCGATCCGGCCACCTACCGCGTACACGTGGCCGAACACGGGACACCATCACGGAGGTAGCGGTGCACATCGACACGCTGGTGCAGCGGCTCGCGGCGGGGGGACCGGCTGAGCAGCGCAGTGACGGGTGGCTGGTGCGCTGCCCCGTACATCGGGACCGCCACCCCTCCCTGTTGATCAGCGTGAGCCCGGAACGCAAAGCCATCTTGCACTGCCGTTCCCAGGGGTGCGACGTCGCCGCCATGCTCAAACAGGTGGGACTGGCCTGGTCAGACCTCTTCGACGTCACCGGCGAGATCACCGCGGGAACAGCTCCCTCAACCGAGCTCGACACTGCCGATATCGCCGCGCTCACCGCCTACCTGGACCGCGCCCAAATGGCCTTCGCTGGCTCGCCGGCCGCCACCTACGCACGCCAGCGATTCGGCATCACCGAGGACATCGCTCGGGAGCTACGCCTGGGGTTCGACGCTGGCACCACACCGTTCGTCCACCTCTCGGACTCCTTCCGCGAACACCCTCGGCTGGTCGTGCCCTTCTGCACAACCGACGGCATCGCGCACGGAGCACAAGGCCGCGACCTGTCAGGCACAGACCCGAATCGGTGGGCGGGACTAACCAACCCGGAGGGCAAGAGGTGGACGCACTTGGCCTGGTTCAGCCGCCAGGCACACGGCCCCGTTGTGGTCACCGAAGGGCCGAGTGACGGACTTGTGGTCGCCGCGACCGGCTTCACCGCGGTGGCCGTGGCGGGTGCCTCGCACGCTCGCCGACGAGCTACGGCGGAAGCGATCGTAGCCGGAAACGCTGGACGGGAGATCGTGCTCGCCGGCGATGCAGACGAGAGCGGACAGCAGTTCAACACCCACCTCACCGAGCACCTGGCCGAGATCGGAATTCGCGCTCGCTGGCTGTCACTGCCTTCCGGGTGCGGCGATCTGGCCGACTGGCGTCAGCACAGCGGCGACAGCTTCGCCGACGAGTTCGGCGAGGCGATCCGGACGGCCCGGCCGAAACCGCTCGACGGCGACTTCGATGACGACCCAGCCGAGTTGCTTGAGGAAGTCCGCACGTTCTTGCAACGGTTCCTGCTCATCGAGCCCTCAGCGTGGTTCGACGTCATCACGCTGTGGATCGCCGCGACGTACTTTCTGCGCCGCACCGAAGCCGCCGACGTCGCTCCGCGACTGGGGTTTTTATCCACAGTGCCGGGATCGGGCAAAACATTGGCGTTAGATCTGGTGTGCCGGCTCGTGCAAGGGCGGCTGGCGGTGGACCCCACTGCGGCGTCAGTGCTGCGCACGATCAACGCGCTGACCCACGAAGACTCTGACCCGGGCAAGCCTGATGTACCGGTGCCGCTGGGCTTGGACGAGGTCGACAACCTCTATGCCGCACGAGGCCAAGACACCAGCAGCATCACCGCAGTGTTGAACAGTGGCTATAAGCGGGGTCAGGACACCATCCGAGCCGACACCAACGACCAGCGTAAGGCGATCTCCTACACGACGTTCGCTCCAATCGTCTGGGCTGGCCTGGCTCGCGCCGCTCTGCCGGATGCCCTGCTCTCGCGCACTTTCGTGGTGTCGATGCAACAGGCCATGCCACACGAACGCCCGGCGTCGTTTCGCCCACGTCGGGACGGCCCGGTCGCCGATGACCTGGCAGCGAAGTTGGCGTCTTGGACTGCCTCGGTCGCCGACGACGACGCGGTGAGCACCGTCCTGGATCAGGTCGAAGACGAGCTGGCGCCGATGGTCTCCAACCGGGACCTGGAGCTGTGGTCAGTGCTCTCACTTCCCGCGGTGATGGCCGGTGGGCAGTGGCCGGCGCGGGCCTACGCCGCGTGCGAAGCGCTCCGCAATGCGGGCAAGGACCAGGCTGAGAACATCAGCGTTCGGTTCCTTCGGGCCACGCGCGACGTCTACCGCTCGGGCAACTGGGGGCGCGGGATCAACGACCGCGTGGTGTTCCGTTCGGCTCTGGCCGAGCGCGTCATCGACGCCGATGCCATCTTCGCACGCTGGGGCCGAGGTCAAGGTATCGACGACGAACATGTACGCCGGTTCCTGGCTGAGTTTGGCGTGCGGCCAGTCGTTGTCCGCGTCGGCAAGGAAACAGGTAGGGGCTTCCGGTGGGCTGACCTGATGCCGCCGTGGAATCGCTATCTCGGTGAAGACCCCGACGAACCCATCACGGAATGAGGGAGGTGACCATGCGCAGCTATTCCTACCGCGTTGCCGGCGAGCAGACGGTGACATTCGTACCGGAGTCCAGCGATGACTTGGAGGAGTTCGCGGCCTGGGTTCGGCGTGAACACGGTCGCGTGATCGGGGTCGATACCGAGGGCACCGGGCTGGACACCTACGCAGCAGGCAACCGCCTGCGCACCGTGCAGTTCGGCACAGGCACCGAAGCTTGGGTGGTGCGGGTCGAACATCGACCCCAGTTCGAGGCAGCCGCACGGAACGCACTGCTGGGGCTACCCCGGATTGCGCTGCACAACGCGCCGTTTGACTGGCTCGTACTCGACCGGCACCTGCGCGTCCCGATGGAGGTGCTGGCACACAAGACCGTCGACACACGGATTCTCGCTCACCTGCTGGACCCCAGAGGCCCGGAAGACGGTGGGATTGGCCACGGCTTGAAGTCGCTGTCACAGCATCACATCGACCCCGACGCCCCGGATACCCAAGAGGGCCTGATCAGCGTGTTCCGGCAGCTCGGGCACACCAAAGCCACCGGCTGGGCGGCGATTCCATCCGACCACCCGACCTACCTGCGCTACGCCGGACTCGACGTCATCTTCACCTCCCGCCTGCTGGACGTGCTTGGCCCACTCGTGCACGAGCGCAGTTTGGAGCGCCTTGCTGACTTCGAACACCAGGTAGCACGGGTCTGCGCCACGATGGAACGTCGCGGCGTCTTGATCGACAAGCCCTACGTCGACGAACTGTCGTCGCGACTGGCAACCGAGGCGGAGCACCACCGCAACCGCGCCAAGCGGTACGGAGTCTCGACGATCGGGTCCACCCGCCAGGTTGCCGACGCGCTCGTGGCGATGGGCGAAGTTCTTACCGACACCACCGCCAGCGGGGCACTGCAAGTCGACAAAGACGTGCTGCTGCCACTGGCCGACCTCGATCCGCAGTGGGAGCGCCTCGGTGTCCGCGAGCCCAACCCGCTCGCCGATGCTGTCGTGCGCGCCAAGCGCGCGTCGAAGTGGCTGACGACCTACGCCGACGCGATGGCTGCCGGTCTCGATGAACGGTCCCGACTGCACCCGAAGATCAATTCACTACAGGCGCGTACCGCGCGCATGTCGATCAGCAAGCCGCCATTGCAGCAGCTCCCCGGCGGAGACAGCACTATCCGCAAGGCGATGGTGGCCAAACCCGGCAACATCATCGGCAGCGTCGACTACACCGCCATCGAAATGCGGGTCTTGGCCGCCCTAGCCGGCGACCGCGCGATGGTCACCGCCATCAGAGACGGCGCCGATCTGCACGACTTCACCGCAGAGCAGATCTACGGACCGGACTTCACCAAGCGCCACCGCAAGGTGGCCAAGACCACCGGGTTCGCCAAGGTCTACGGCGGTGGTGTCGAGTCGATCGCGCGTCAGACCGGAGTACCGGAGGCCGATGTCCGCCGTGCGATCGCCGCCTACGACCGGACCTTCCCCGGCATCAAACGCTACTCAGCCCGCCTGACCGCACGAGGTAAGTACGGGGCGAAAGAGCTGATCTCGCCCACTGGTCGCATCCTGCCGCTGGACCGCAGCAGGCTCTACGCCGCAACGAACTACATGGTCCAAAGCCTCGCCCGTGACGTCTTCGCCCAAGGTCTCCTGGGCTTGGACAAGGAGGGTCTGACCGCCTACCTGCGATTGCCGGTGCACGACGAAGTGATCTTCGAGGTAGACGAGGACGATGCCTTCGAAATCGCCGAGACGATCCAAGCGACCTTGGCCGTGGCCGACTTCTTCGGTGTCCCGTTGGACACCGAAGCCGAGCTCTTCGGGCCGGCCTGGGAACCCTCTGCCACCCGCTACGTCCGGACAGGAGACGGCTCATGGACCAGGACAAGCCCAGTATCCGATGCCGCCTGAAGTCCGACTGGCCCCAAGGCAGCTCATGGCAGAAAACGGTACCGCCAAAAGGGTGGAGCGTAATTTCAAACAATTGTGGCTAGGTAATTCCACCCAGCTGCAATAGGGCAAATTCGTCCCATTACTCCAAAAGCGTGTGATAAGCCAGACGGAACCCTGGCTGCGCAATAAGATCGTTACTTTTCGCACTTTCAAGATCGAGAGCAACCACGTAGCTTTCTCACGGTACGTGTTCCCTGGGGTGGGGTTGTCACTCTGACGAGTGGCATCCGAGGGGGCGAGGGGGGCATGCCCGGCACAGGCCAGCGTCCTACTTAACGTCGAAAGTATGCACTGGCCGGTCACGAGAGTAGCGAAGGGCTTGCTGACGCACATGACTACGGAACGTGGTTGTATAGGGGGAGTTCAGTGGATGGGGGCACGTTTGAAGAGCGCATCTCGGCGACCAGAGAAGCAGTTTTCGGGAACAACCAGCTCTCCAACGTGGCACGCGCACTCGTGCGCAATGTTGGATTTCAGGATGTCGCCGAGAACTATGACGAGCCGGAATACCTCGTTAGCTTGATCAGCCAGCGACGCGACTCCGTCGCCGAGCTTGCTCTATACCGCCACTACACGGTGATGATTGAATCGATCGGCGCCCGGTTCGGGCGGCACCCCGCTTTTGGTCCGGATGACGGACACCAGGAAGGTGCACTTGCCCTGCTGGAGATGGCACGCAATGGCGCTGCTGACTTCACCCGGCGTGCCAAGCGCGCGATCACCAACCGCGTGGCGACGGAAGCCTCACGCCATTCGCGTGCCGTGACCGGCTACTCACGCGATCAGCTCCGCACCGTGGCCACGGCCTTGGAGGACGCCGACCATGACGTCGATGTCGCGCGAGCTGCCGTGACCAACCACCCGGACATCAACCGGCGAATGAAGCCCGACACGTTCGACGCGATCGCCGCGCTTCTGCTTCCCGCAGCTCCCTCTACGGATGAAGCCGATCTCGATCCGGTCGACCCGTCATGGCCGGAGGACGCCACCGCTGCCTACGTCGATGAGCTGCTGCACCATCGGACCGTCAGCGCCGCCGACTACGAGCTGCTGTGTCGCGCCTACGGCTTGGCCGGCTTCAAGCCGCATACCGACGACGCCCTCGGCCTGCACTACGGAGTAGACCGAAGTGTCGCTGGAAAACAGCGCCGCAAGGTGCTGACCACGCTGCGCACCGCCGCAAAGGAGATCGCAGCAGCGTGACCAGCCTGTGCCTGGAAGCACAGCCAGCGATTCCACCGCTGCAACGGTGGAATCGCCATGTCGAAACCCTGTCTCAACCAGTGGAATCGACCGGGCGACCGTACAGCAGCCAAGGAGATTGTCTCCAACTTCGCCTCGGCTGTTCTGGTCGCCTCGGTCCCGAGAAGGAGGAGCCGTGCCCGAGCTCAGTACAGACGCCCTCGTTCCGGCGGCCCGATTCACCATGCAAACCGTGTGGGAGGTCTACTCGAAGCACAAAGAATTCCTAGGCACGGTCCGCCGCATCGAACGATCAGGCGCCACGGTCTACGAGCCAGAGCGCAAAGACGGCAAGCCGGTGCCGGTGCCAAGGGGCTCATCGCGCCGCCCTGGATGGCCGTCGAAGGACGCTGCAGCCGCAGCTCTCGTACTCTCCTACGGCTGAAACGGCGACTCCCACGAATGCATAGAGCCCTCTCCCCAGCTTCGATCGGGAGAAGGCTCTTGGCATTTTCAGGTCGCCGATGTGTTGAGCAAGGTTCACCGGGCCCCGAACAGGCCGGGGAGTATGTAAGCCCAGGCGCTGACACACCCCGCAGCCTTCCCGACCTCGCGGCGCTGGACCGACCTTGCGCGGCAAGTAGTTCGTCATGCTTGCTAGATCGACGCGGAATCCGGTGCCACAGGTTCCGACCTTCACTAGACTTGTTCAAGCTGACAGCCCCAGAGGCTAAAGACAGGCAGACCGCCCACCCAGAGGGCTTCAGTACACGTCGGCCAATTGGATCAAGCTCGTTCATGGATGATTGGTGCGTTGCTAAGTGTCGAAGGAGCTGTTCGCTGTGACCGCTACTCAACCGCCCGCGGTTTTCGACGTCCGCGAGAACCGGCACGAGGATGTTCTTGACCGTGTCGAACAGGCGTTGGGGGTGCGTCTCGATCGGGCGTCTGTGGTCTACGGGGAGCACGGGGCTACGGAGGGCTTCCGCACCAGCGACGGCACTTGGGTAAGAGTGGAACGCCGCCAGCGGTGGCGGATCAACAGCGCGGTGTGGATCGGGTTGGAAGCTGCGGCGACGATCCGTGGGGTTAAGAAGCCTGAGTGGTTCCAAAGCGCTACGTGGTCCGATACGACTAGGGACGTCGTGTGGCGTGTGGACGAGGTGGAGTTGATTACGTCCCCCGTGGTGGGTGATCTTGCGACGGCCGCGACGCTTCCAGATTCGTGGTGGACGGGCCTACATGAGTCGCTGGCCGCGCTGGGAACGCACCCAACCGAACGGGTCGGTATGAGCCAAGCTCACCTCACCAAGAGGATCACCGAGGTCTTCGAAGGCGTCGATACCATTGTGGATGAGTGGGCGACTGCGCACACGGACCTGCATTGGGGCAACCTCTCCACAGAGGGCCACATCATTGACTGGGAAGACTGGGGCGCGGCGCCGCGTGGGCACGATGCCGCGACCTTGTGGCAATCGGCGCTGCCTGACCGCCGGATGGCCTCGCGGGTACAGCACGAATTCTCTGCTGATCTTGAAACTCGTTCGGGCAAGCTTGCACAGCTGTTGCAGTGCGCCAACGCGATCCGAGCTGCCGCCCGCCGCGGAGCGCCGACACCACTGTCTGAACCCGCGCGGGCGGCTGCGGACGTTCTGCTTGCTGAACTAAGGCGTGCGTGAACCTACGCCAACGTAGCCCGCCGCTAGTTCCTCGGTCAGCTCCCCGCACAAGCCTTCATCGAGCAGAGCCCTGGCGAGCACATCGGCATTGACTCCCGTGGTCTTGGTGACCTGGTGAACATTCGCCGGGTTGCCTGACAGCAGTAGGCGTAGCGCCGGTTCAGCCTTGGCCGCGAACGTCATTTCCTTGCCGGCGGCGACAACCTCGACGGTGGAGCCGTTCGCGTGGATGCGCGGAGGGAAGTCGGCCATGCACACCACGTCGGTGACCGGACCGAAGACCCCGGATGTAGTGACATGCCTCCGCGATGGGCGCTCCTGCTCGCGGGCGGCGAGGTACACGTCCTGCGAGTACTGCGCGAGGAGCTGCGGCACCCGCTCGGCGAGCGCGGCCGAGCTGCCCTCGCGATCCAGATCGAGCCGGAACGCCTCATCCGTACGGGACCGGTCGGCGACCCACGAAAGCCAGTCCACCCCGGTCCGCTTTACGAATCCGAACGTCGCGTGCAGGCTGTAGCCAGCATCGTCGCCGGACCGGTCAGTACGGGTGGCCTGGTGCCAGAATCCGCGCGGAATGTGCATGACGTCCCCAGCCCGCATAGTGCCGGACCAGACGATTTCCTCTGGCGGCTCGCCTGAGTGGTCGGTGTCTCGGTACATCGGCGCGACACGGCTGGTCCCGCGTACCTCCCACGATTTCTCGCCACCAAGCTGCACGATCAGGACATCATGGTCGTCCCAATGCAAGTTGAACCCAGCCGCGTCGGCCGTGGTCAGGTAGGTGTTCACCTGTACCAGCTCGCGGGACCACCACTGCAATGCCTGACAGGCGATCTCCATCGTGGGGTCGAACGCGTCGAGCGTGTCCAGCACGACGGTGCAGCCATCACCGAGGAACTGAGCGAGGCGTTCCATCCGCGCCATCGACAGGCTTTGCCCACGACGCGTCACTACGTTCCTCAGATACCGGTCCGGGTGCATTTCCTCACCGTGCTGGAACACCCGGAACTGCGGGAACTCCAACGACCGCCGCATGATGACATCCAGCAACCGCGTTGGAGTCAGGATTCGTTGGCACAGCGCCGGATCGTTCATGCTGCCGTGGGCAAACCCGGCGCCAAGCGGACGAGAATTACTCCATCCCAACGCCTTTTCGATCGATTCGACTAGGTAGTGATCCACAATTCCCTCCTTGCTCGTAAGAACGGTGGGCAGACCGACGAGCGCGGATTGGTCTGCCCACCGTCACAACAACGCGCTTACTCCGGAATGTTCAGTCCGTCGCCGCCCTGGTCTCCGTGGCCGTCGCCACCGCCGGACTTGGACGGGTCTCCGTGCGACAGATCCATGCGGTCACGCACGACCGACACCTTCCGCACACCGATCACCAAGTTGTCTTCCTCCATCTGCTTTCCCTCCCTTCGTTGCTCGCTTCTTCACGCTGGCGTGAACCGCCAACGCTGCATACCTCCGGGCGGGCACTCTTACCCACGCAGAGGAAGGTCGGAGATGCTGTTTCTACAGGCGCCTTTTCAGCGCTTCCAGCAGCTGCGCCAGAAACTCTGGCGTTGGCTTGGCCCACCCCTGGCTGAGGGAGAGGTCATCCACTAGCTGCAAGGTCTGCGTAGGCATGTCATCAGCGAGATCGCCGGACCAGGCGGTGACGTACCCGTCTGGGCTCTCGTTCGCGGAGTGTTTGCCCACGGCGCCGCAAGTCATCGTCTTGCGGTCACCGATTCGTCGGTGTTGAGCTCGTCGATCACGCGGGTCAACTCGTCGACGAAGTTGCCGATGTGGTCTTTCGGCACGTGAAGCACGGTGGCCGCAGCCCTGGCCGGCACCAGTATCGCGAGTCCACGCGACGTGGACCTGAGACGGAGGCAGGTCGGGTTTCCGAGGCCGTCCTCGGCCGAAATCTCGCTCCAGTGCATGACTGGTTCTCCTTACGAATTCCTCGCCAGCGTGGTCAGTGCGGTTCGGGGCTGCCGCACTGACCACGGCGGCTATGAAACCCAGTCCAGCGCCGAGGCTTCGGGGCTCCGCGCTGGACCGGGGTCTAGAAGTGAAAAACGTCAACTCGCTCGTAGCCGTGGCTATCCACGGTCGACTGCCAGAGGCATTGCCCGCAGAAGGTCTCGATCCCCAGTGATTCGGGCTTTGAGCGCGTGCCGGGCTTGGCCAGAGCGATCTGGCCTCCGCACAACTGTGCGACCTTTGTCCCGTCGTCCAACCTCGTGGGATCTGTGGTCGTCGCATGTCGTTGGTCGGATTCGTGATCCACGACCCACCAGAACGTGAAGATCCCGCCTCGGATGTTCATGACGGCACCTCTGGACCAGGGTGGGTGCGGCCGGCGGGAACTCCCTGTTCCTCGCTCCCCACCGGCCGCCCCATACCGCCGCGCGCCAGGTGGAGGGCCCGTCGCGGCGTGGCGGCGTCAACTTGGCTTCTCGGTCTGCTGTCAATCAGGCGTAGGAGGACCAACGGTCCGCCGAGCATGGCGGCTGCCAGGAAGGTCAGGATCAGATCTACTGCCATGTGTTCGTACCGCCTTGGTCGTGGTCCTCGCTGGCGGCTTGGTGCCAGCAGCCGAGCCAGCGGTGGAGGCGACATGTCCGGCTGCTGGAACCGACTGTGAACCCCGTTGGCCTGTAGAGGAATTGCTACGACGCATAGCCGTATGCAGCAGGTATGCCTGTGATCCATAAACCGAGGCACAACGGGATATTGCTCGGTTACACTGCGAGCGATCACTACGCTACGGAGTGAATCGCACATGGGGATGAACACGTGCGCAGACTGCGGATGCCGACTCGCTGGGGATCAACACGGCAAACGGTGTAGTCCATGCGCCCGTCGAGCTCAGTACCGGGAAGCTGAGCAGCCGCCTACGCCTCCCAATGACTTTTGGGAGCGCGAGGACGTTCGTGCTGCTATCGCTGAGCAACACTTTGGTCGTATCGTCCGGTTGTACCGTTTTGCGTTTGTGCCCGCGATCAATCAAGCAACGATGGCCGAGTGGTTGGGAATTGGGCAAAGTCAACTAAGCCGCATCGAACGGGACCGGCCACCGACCGATCTCGCCAAGCTTGGACGGTGGGCACACCTACTTCGTGCGCCCGCGTCCGCGCTGTGGTTTCGGTTCGGCTATGTGTCGGATGCATCGCCAGCAGATGGGCCACCACCTACCCTCGCGCCGTATACGCACCACGACCGAGGAGATGACGACGTGGATCGCCGTGACGTCCTCAAGTTGGCAAGCGCAGCCATTATGAGTGCTGCGCCGTGGCAGAAGCTCGCCGACACAATCGAACACGGTCGCGCCCCTGATGAGCGCACGATCGACCTGGTGCAGGACCGCACAACCGAGTTTTTCCACCTGGAGGAAACGACGCCCTCTAGGACGATCCTGGCGTCGCTCGCGGAGCACGGACGGACGTTGCAGGATCTGCTCGCCGTGACGTCGAACGAGCGAGATCGGCGTCGTTTGTTGTCCGCCGCTGGTGAGAGCGAAGCGCTCGCCGGGTGGCTGGCATTCGATCTCTCGAAGCCGCGCGAAGCGCTCAGGCGTTACCGCGAGGCCATGCGAATGGCCGAGGAAGCCGGCGATGGACCACTGACCGCATGCATCCTGAACTACTGGTCGTATCTGCTTGCTTCGCAGGACAAGTCGTATGAGGCTGTCGAAGTACTCGCTAAAGCGGGGGAACACGTGCGCGGTTCTGCGCCAACAACGCAGGCTTGGGTCGCAGCAAGACAAGCTGAGGAAGCTGCTCGAATTGGGGCGACCTCGACGGTGGAGCGGGCGCTTGAGCGGGCCTTCACCGCTTATGACTACGCGCGTCCGCACCATGAGCGTTCGTGGACCAGCTTCTTTGGTGCTTCCCGGCTTGGGAGCTTGGCAGTTTCGTCGTACGGCCGTTTGGGACACCGCGAGACAGACAGTCTCGCTGGTTCCCTGCTCAAGTCCCTGTCGCCGTCAGAAACCAAGGTCCGTGCCCTAGTGGTGTCTGATTTGGCACTTTCCGCAGCAGCCAACGCTGACTACGACCGTGCTGATGGATTGGCCAGGCAAGCCCTCCCGATGGCTGTTCGCTATGAGGCGAGCCTCGCGCAAGACAGGTTGTGGGAGCTGACCGAGACGCTGCCGCAGCCTGGTGGGCGTGGCATCGCCAATGACCTGCGGCAGCGCATCACATCCGGTCTGGCAGGAAAACGTCAGGAGGCTTGAGTCTCCTCGTCAATCCACTTCAAGTACGCATCATTTCCGGCTGTGATCGGGGTGACGATCACTTCCGGGACGTCGTAGTCGTGGTTGGTCTTGATGTGCTCGATCACAGCATCGGTGCGGCCAGCAGCAGTCTTGATCTGCAACTGCCATTCGGGGTCGTCCTGGGCAGCGCCATCCCACACGTAGAAGCTGCGGATCGGAACGACCTGCACGCATGCTCCAAGACGAGCTTCCACGATGCTCCGCGCGAGGGTGGCCGCCTTGTCTTCTGAATCTGTCGTGGTCACAACCTGCACGTAGTCAGCCATGTCGTCAGCGTACTGCCCTTGAGGTCAGGGATCGACGATCATTGCGGTCGAGAAGGGGCATCCTCCCGAGGTTCTACGACATCCGCCGGCAGCCAGCCGGTATGCAGAACACCTTCGAAACCATCGCCTCGACGCACGCGAAACCGGACCTCGGCCAGCCACCCTCCGGTTGTGGTGCGCAGCCACGCGCTTAGCTCGCCGGGAACCACAGCCTGGACATCCCACGCCTCTCGGAACGGTTGGACCGCAGCGGTGACCGGGTAAAGGCGGGAGAGGTGTGGGCGAACGCGACGGTCGTCGCCTCGCTTCCATGACGGCTCCGGATGGACCATATCGAACACAGCTTCTAGTATGGGTGTTGCGTGCCTCCGGATGCACGCCTCGGCCCCGCAGCCGACGAAGTTCGCGCATGACCGACGTAGATGTTTCCACCGCGGAGAGAGTCTAGATGAAGCCGCAGAAGATCCATCTGGACATACGGGTGGATACAGACGAGACGATGAAGACAGTCGAGGCGCTGGAGCAAGTGGCGGCGAGCGTCGGACAGGCGTTGAACTGCACCTTCGTCGAAGGTGAGTTTCAACGGTGGTACGCGCAAGTCGCCTATGTGTTCGGTCTGAAGCTCTCCGTGGTGGGTGTGGCCGGAATCGGCGGCAAGGATGTGGCCAAACTCGTCGGAAGCGTCATCGAGAAGGGATTCCGTTACGCCCCGGACGGCAGTGGGTTGGCCGAGATCGAGCGGGTGGACATCAGCGACTACATGGTTGACTTGCTCACCATCCGCACCGAACTCCAGTGGTACCGGCCTACCCCTGAAGACCGGGCCGCTGAACGTGCAGCGGCCGGCAGGTTCGACGACATGCTCGGCGGAGTCGGCCCGCGGGGGTGGACGACCGACGACGAGGAGAAATTCGGCGACTGGTAA